CTTTTTCAGACCCTTGAAATAATCGACGGACAAAGCTCCCTGATGATCGGACAGGTCATAACATTGGTCACCTTCCGTAGGAACGTACAGTTTCGGCGGTTTTTTTGCGGGCTTTTTCTTTAGATCGTCGATGATGCTCTGCATCTTATCCAAGCACTGCTTCCCAAATTTCCCGTCAGGCTCCAGACCATTCGCAACTTGGAAGATGACCACTTCTGCAAAGGTCATGCCACGGAAGGAACTGTCTGCCTGAAGATCATAGCCGTTCGCCCAAGCAAGTGCTTTCTGCAACTTCTTGACTCTCTCGCCCTCGTCCTTGTACTTGAAGTAGCCACGCTTCGGTAGCTTCGGCAGGGAGCCTGTGAACGGCTTGGTAGGAACATGCCACTTGTGCGGAGCATACTTCGGTCTGACTACGCATACTCCTGTGGTGTAGCTTCTTTCACGCAGAGCTACACAACCGCCGTTGCTCTGTGAGCCTTTCTCGGAGAATGAGGTATTCCCTTCCATGCAATAGATGGTGTTGCCGACCACTCCGATGATGAATCCTGTGTGGACTCTTGTGGACTTGCCGTTGAAGTTGAAGCTGATGGAATCACCGAATCTGTACTTTGGCAAGGCTTCTTTCTTCTTGGCGTTGTTTGCGGTCTGCTTTAGGATGTACTTGCCACCCTTGTTCTCGACGGTCAAATCCTGAATATCCGCAGCGTTCGCTGATTTGGCAATCGGATTGTCACCTTTTGGTTCTTCTCCACATGCCCATTCGTAGGACGCACACCAGGGGAATTTTGAGCCACGAACAGGATGTCCGTAAAAAAGCGTGTTGTATTTCACGTTGTTGCTTCCTGCCGGATTCTCGGTGACTCCGTACTGCTGAAGCGCATACCGCATGACATCGAGTGCTGTCGAATTACTCATCGTCTTCACCTTCTTCGTAGTAATCGTCCGGCAATTCGTCCTTCTTCTTCAGCAACCGCATCTGAATGGTCGCTTCATGGTTCTCTTCACTTGTCGGCATGTTGAAGTAGACACCGAGCAGAGTCAGAACATCGCTGACCAATACTCCTGCTATCTTTAGGTAATCCCCTGTCATGAATGCCAATACGGAGATTGTGATTACGCTGATGACTACGCAGATTGCGATTACGAATTCTTTTGTGTTTTTAATAAGATATTTCATGATTCACCTCTTAACCGTTGTTATCCTCGGCTGCTTCTACAATAACGGTTCTCTCGGCATTGGTGGTGTTGCCACACTCGTCCGTAGCCGTGTATTCAATCTGATATGTTCCTGCTTCATCGAATACCATATCTCTATCTCCTTTATAGTAACTCCACGGTAACGGTTATCTGATTGCCGTTTCCGTCTTCTGCGGTAACTCCTTCAAGTGGGTCAAATGCTACTCCTACCATCTCCTCAAGACCTTCGTCTGTTCCGTAGATGAGTGGGTCTACCACAGCCTCTACTGTGATGTTCCTTGTAGCTGAACCTCTTGCTGATGTGTATGTGAATACGAAATCGCCTACCTCGCAAGTGTCAATGGTAGATGGCGATACGGTGTACGGAATCGAAGTTCCGTTTTCATCGAGTGCCATGACTCCATCGGTCAGGCTGAAACTCTGCCCCTGTGACAGATTTTCGCTTGTCAGCCCTGTGAACAACTGCAACTCTGCTGTGAAGGGGAGCGAATTGCCGTGAGCATCGGTAGCAGTAACACCATCGGTCGGGTCGAAGTATTCTCCGACTTGCAAGGTGACTGTCCCAAGCCCTGTGAAGGTCGGGTCATCTGCCTGTATCACCGTGATTATCCTGTCCCTTGAATAGTCATCGCCTATCGAGTATGTGTAGATTTGCTGACCTACTTGACACGGCTCGAACTCATTCGGTGTGACGGTGTAGGAAGTGGGATTTCCCTCTGCGTCGAACGCTTGCACGTTCAGATGCAGGTTGAAATCCGTTCCTTGCATGACGATTTCGTCATCAAGACCAACGAAGAAAGGTATGTGGCATCCAGAAGGGATGTGCAATCTATTGTTTCCGCAGACAACGTGCGGTATCATGTTTCTCATGCCGTCACCGCCTTTATGCTGATGGAAGTTTCATTAAACGAGAGCCAAGAACCCTATGACTGTATGATGCATCCTGTTTCATGTTTTGATAGAACAATCCATTTGATTCTCCAGAATCAAACGAATATGCCCCACCAGAAAGAGCAACAACTCCGCTTGCATCGTAGTAATATTTATCACAGACATAAGTTTCAAAATTTGAAGAAGTACTTGCGTCTGGGATTGATGCATATGCATATAAATCATCTTGTATTGATGGCGAAGTATATTGTGTGATAATACCAGATGTTGTTGTCAAAGTTCCAACAAGAGTTCCACCAGTTGAATCCGAAAATTCAGAAGGATTATTATACACATAAAAATCTTTCACATTATGACGAATACCATCAGTAAACTCTATTACGTTCGCCCACAAGTTTTCAATATGTCTATATTGAACAAGCCCATTATCACTTCTTGCACTTGCGGTAGTTCCTGTATGATATGTCATGGAATCTGTTTCGCCATTATTTGTTAAAACAAAAGATGGCGAACCGCAACCATGTCCTATTGTGTTTTGAACATTCCAGTTTGCAAATTCAACCAAATACAACATTCTAATTGTCCATAGCATAGCAAAATCGTTTTGCCAAACAGAACTTCCAAGAGAATGTATATTTGTTCTAAAATCACCTCTTGTCATTGATACTTTTGGAAGAGCACCTGAAACAGATTTATAATTCGTAGCGTCACAATGATACCGACCTACATAAACCACATCACGTTCGCCAACACCATCACCACGGTCAGCGTGTGCAGGAGACGTAAGAAATCCTTTCAATGGTTGTGACGATATTTGCAAATTAAAATTATTTGATGAAGTATCAAGTTTGTAATAAAATTTCGGGATAGACACCAGTTTGCCTGCATCAGCATCGTCTACAATCTGCATACCACTCCACGGCATAATATCATCGAATGGAGATGAGCCTGCTGTCCATCCACCATTACCATCGCTCATCTGTGGGACAGGGTCCGGGAAATCAGCAGATTTATCAGTCCTCGTAAGCACAGGGCTTGTATTTTGTAACCAACTAACACCGTAAACTGGTGGGGCTTCAACCGTCAGTTCCCTCTCAACCGTGGTGCTGTTACCGCAAGCGTCTGTGGCGGTATACTGTAATGTGTATTCTCCTGCTTCATTAATAATCATAATTATTCTCCTTCCACAACATTGACGGTAACTTCTATCGTCTGACCATTGTCATCCTTGGCTGTGATACCAACGAGTGGGTCGAATTCCTCACCTGCCATGACATTGATTTCGCTCATCTGACCGATGATGGCAGGTTCACCCATAGAGTCGCAATCCTTCTCACAGAAGCTATCCGCTCTCATGTCCTCGGACGCTGTCTGCGTAGTGACCACGCTATCGGTAGCATGGAACGGAACGACCTTGCTGTCGCTTACATGGATGTTCAGCTTCTGCTCGAATTCGTACAGAGCATCATCTGATGGTTTCCCTTCCGCTACTGTGTCTACATCGCCAATCAGATGCTTGACCGTTGTGCTTCTTGTCAACTTGGTGTACTTCATTTTGTTTCTTCCTTTCCCCTTAAAAAATCGCTCAAACATGAACTGCAATCAGTTATCGTCATGCCGAGGAACTGTGAGATATATTTAGTGAACATCTTGTTCGTATCGACAGCGATGGAGAGAAGCGATGGGTCATCGTCTGATGCCAAGTAGCATTCCCATGCACAGTAGGACGCAGAACCAAGATGCTTCACCATGCACCAAACATCCTTATCGCCATCGAACATCTCAAACAGTTTGACCATCATCTCACGGCGAATCTGCGTCACAGCTATCACATCTTCACGGTATTGCTCCGCTTTCTCGAAGTGAGCCATCCGCACATCTTCGTCATCAAGATCAATAAGACCGTTCTCTAACTCCGCTATCGTCTTCTGATACAGAGTGATGAGATGCAGTTCCGAACAGCACATCTGCTGAATCGCTCTGATAAGGTCTTCCCCGATTCCGCTACTGCTTTGTGGATTCCTTGGCATTCTGTCTCTCCTTTCTCTGTCGTTTGATTTCGGCTATACGTTTCTTCTTCTCTACCATCGCAAGCCATGCTCTGTGTTCTATCATGTCAGAACGTGCTTTCAGTAGTGCTATGACCGCTTGGTAGTCGTTTGGGTGGGCTTTTACATGCTCATTGAGCCGTTGTACCCTTGTTATGTGTTTTTCCATTCCAGAGCCTTTCTGTGCCTTTCTCGCATCATTTAGAAAGGAGCGATGGGATGGGTGAAAAACACAAAGCCCCACCCCATCAGCGTATATGTCAAACTCTCGAAAGAGTTATGACCTACATGAATGTGACATCTATCTTGTGCCACTTCCCATCTATCAGAACTTTGTTCCACTCATGCAGAACATCGTCCTTCATTCCATCTACGCAGATTGCCTTGATACCGCACTCTGCACACATAGAACGAAACAGCCTTGAGTATCCTGCACATACCGCCCGACCTTCCATGAGAGCAGAATAGGCGAACATCCGATAACGACATGTCTTGTCGTATTGAACCGTTTCAGATATATACCTTGCAAGTGCATTCGCCTTTTCTCTCTCACTTCCGAGCAATTTGACTGGCTCTGTGACTTCCTTCAGCTTCTTCCAAAAGGCACGAACCTGACGCTTGCTATACGGACAAGTTATGCTGACCGAATGTGCGTAGTATCGTTTTCCATCTATATCCTTATAAGCATCGTAGCGAGGTGTCATAATGTATGCTACTCCCCATCCTGCAAGTGGGAGTTCGTTCAGCATGACATCGAGTCGCTTCAGCTTCTTCGGAAGGAGCAAGACCACGGTGTGGTTGCCACCTCGAAGTATCTCGGAAGTGATAACCTCACGGACTTCTGCTGACGATTCGCACACATGGTTTCTCATCTTCCGACCACGCTATACTTGCAGTAAAGGTACATCGTTACCTCGAACGGTGCATCCGACTCTATCTCCATAAGTTTGAATTCAGATTTCAACAACTTGTTCGCATCGTCAACATCTGTATCATCTCCGTTGTATAACAGCGTGGCAACGGACAAGACATCATAGTAGTCGGTATCTTCTTCGTTCTTGTTGGTCGGATATACACCTTCACCATCAATCCAATCTCCGTCCTGCTGTTCTATGAGATAATCCGTAAGGTCTACCCCATGAATCTTGACGGTGAAATCATCAGATGTTGTATCCTTGATATGCAATTTGAATTGAAAGCGAAGGAAGTACACCAAGTCCGGCGAGATGGATATGTAGAACTGTGCCTTGTTGTTATCATCGCTTCGTGCGAAAAAAGGCACACCGTTTAGATCAGTAAACTCCGTTCTTCTCTGCAAGCGAGATTTCCGCAGTTCGTCCCTACTGTCCTTGGTGACTTCCGCTATTCTGTTCAGCGCTTCTTCGTAAGTTATCCTCATGCTTTACACCAATTAGGCATTCGCTGTGTCCCTGAATATCTTTATCCATTTGCACAAAGTCAGGGTGTTTACCTCAACCTCGTTCTCGTCTATCTCATGCGTTGTTCTGATTACATAGAACCAATCGTCTTCCGCAAGGATCTTCTTGTAATACGATGAACACGCTTCGATGTTCCAAATGCTGTTGTCGTAGAGCAACCGCACCCTGTCACCTGGTAGCAAGTCGGGCGGTATCTCTTCCACGACTACATCTACGTTCAATGCTCGTCTGCTGTGCTTCAATTTGCGTATCGCTGCACGATAGACCGCTCTTGCTGCACGAATCCGTTTCCTGTCCGTGATGTGCTTCACATCGTTATAGTCATCGAACGGATTGAGGTCATTGAATGCGAATGCTCCTTCAATGAGTCTGCCCGACTCCAAAGCAATAGATGTCTCGTCAAGGATGGCAAATTCAAGTTCGTTGTTAGGAGCCATCTTGGGCGGTTGCAAGGGAGCGTAGTACAATGAGTAATCACGCTCGTTATTCACATCGCCACGCAGGATGATGACAGGAAAGCCATCTCTCTGCAAAGACTTGTCGTTGTACACTTCACGGAGCGTCAGCGATGCCATTCCCGAATCGCTCTTATCTGAATACACAGTAGCAACATTTATGACGGATTCAAAGTCATAATCGACAATCGGTTCGCTTATGATGCGAATATTTGTTTCACCGCTCGGTTTGGTGGATACGATGTAAGGCTTCTTCTCGCCGAATGTGCCGATTTCTACCTTCTTATAGTTCCACCATCCAACTCGCCAAAACAGGTCATCGGTCAGTTCCATCGTCTGCGTCAAGGCATCCAGTTTGTTCTGCTTGGAGTAGACGTAATCTATCATCTCTTCTCCTGCATCGCCTTGAATGTCTATCTCCCAACCTGGATATGCAAACTCGTCGTTGTTGTAGATGTCTTCGAGATTGTCCACGACCGATGGCTCTGTGCTGTGGCTTCCTTCGTCCTCGATGTAGACTCTGACAGTAACAGAGGTTCCGTTCGCTGTGGATGCTGTGACATCGTATCTGCCGACCTCGTTTACAAAGTCAGTCGTGTAGGATGTGACCGCAACCTCTGTATCCTTGTCCTTGTACTTCCACGCTTTGGCTTTTATCTTTTCCTCTACGTCAGAAACCGTCAAATCAAGGTCGATGTCAGCCGTAAAGCCTGTAGCCTGTATGACCTCTTGGTTCTGCTTATTGACCTCTGTCTTCTTATGTGAGCGTTCAAGGTTCTCCTTGACGGTGCAGTCTACGGTAACAGACGTTCCTTTGGCTGTGGAGAAGGTGACCTTGTATGTCCCTTGCTTCTTCTTCACATCGTCCTTGTCTATCGCTGTGACTGCTACCTTATCACCGTTGGAAGTCTTCCATGCGGTGGCAGATGCCTTGGCGATCCATTTCTTCAGAGTCATGTTCTTCACGGCTCTCGCAGAGATGGCGAAATCAGACGCTGTGATGGTTTCGTCTGTGTCCTTGTCCACCTCTATCTCATCGCCCTTGTAGACCACGTTCATCTCCTTGTCGGAAATAGCATGGTTGACGGAAATCAGACGATGCTCCCACTCGCTGATTACATGACGCACAGAAACGGTGAGTATCTCTTCGACCTTGTCGAGTTCCAAATCCCACACAAGACCGTAGAAGCACTTGCCATTGATGTAGAGCCTGACCTCTTCCCATCCATCGAAGCATTCAATCCAATCAATGGGAAGGGTCAGCGTGAACTCCGGCACATACATCAGTTCGTTCTCGAAGCTGATAGGCTCAAGCGTCTTCTTGCCTCTGCGTATTAAGTTGCCATCTTTCCAAATCTCAAAATACATAGCTTAACACTCGACTTGTGACCGTCTTAACACTCGATTTTGTTCTGTCTGATTCTTACTCCGAGGAATCCATAAGGTGAGAGGTAACAGCTTTTCTGTCCCGAACCATCCTCATGGTCACGATATGAGAACTTGTATATAATGGATGTCATTCTTGCCTGTACATAAATGTAGTTCTCCGGCACGACCCATCCTTCTTCATCATCACCATGATAGCCGTAAGCTGTGTCTCCCTCATTGAACACAAGAATCTCGAAGTGGTATGTGCCACCGCCTGTTTCCTGTCCGAATCCTCTGTAAAAGTTTCTGATTTGCGGAAACTCCTTTGTGTTGATACGCATCTCGAAGAGCAACTCACCGCAGTTACCTGGAAGATGGCCAAGGTCGGGAGCGCCCGAATCGCCAGGGTCTGTAGAACCTGCACCCCATGCGAGGTTTCCTGTTCTCGATTTCCCATCACCATCTGTAAACGAATGCTTGAACAAAGCAAGTGAACCGACTAAAGAGCAAAGACCACCTGCGATGTAACGAAGCGTTACGTCAGATGTGTGCTGTTGCGAAGAAGACCTTATGAGGAAGGAAACACCATCACCAGGTCTGACGTAAGAACCACCTTCAGTTCTTTCTTCTCCAAGTGAAAACGAATCTCCGTTGAACAGATACTTTACTCTGCAATCCAAACCACACAGCCAACACACAATCGCCTTGATGGTTGCCCATACATTCGGAATGAAGTTGTGCATGAACTTCTTCCAATCGCAGTTGTCGTAAGCATCAATCTCGTTGTCCATCATTCCAACGAGGCAATCGTCCATATCATGGACATCGGTGCAGTTGTCGCTGTTACCGCCAAGACCTTTGTCGGCAGCGAGATTCTCACATTCGTTGTCTGTGAATCCGTTCACCATGAAATCTGGTGCATTCTGACGGAGTTCCTCGCATGAGTCGCATTGAATATATGCCATATTATTTCACCTCTCTAACAAACGATTTCATCGTGGTTGAATCGGATGCCCATGTAACCTCTTGGGGAGTATCTGCTTCCGTTCGCATGGAGATAGTTGATGCTTACCATCCTCGCTTGGATGTAGAGCCATCCGGCAGGAACGGTATGTCTTGTATCGGATGCTCCGCTCTGTCCGTATGCTTCTTCTCCTTCATCGAAGAAGGTCACGTTGACATGGTATGCACCACCGCCTGTGGGGAATGCACTTCCGGCAAACAGTCTGTCAATCTGCGGATAAGCAGACTTTTTCAGACGGATCTCGAACAGCAACTCGCCACCACCTGCCATCGGTACAGTCTCACCGCTTGTGTTGTTCCACACGCTATTGCCTTTTCTTGCGCTCGACTTCCTTGCCGTAGCACCGCCGATGTCATAGTTGTAGCAAGCACCTTCGTCTGTGAAATCAGCATCGAAGAACCGCAGAGAGCCGACAATCTGCATCAGACCACCTGCGATGTATGTCAGCGATACTTCGCTCTCACGCTGTCCACCGCCTGTAGAAAGGAAGGACACACCCTTTCCGGCTACGACATAGGAGTTGTCGGTGTCTTCCTCACCGATTTCAAGATTAACACCCTGTGAGATGTAATCCACGATGCAATCGGTACGTTCTGCTATCTTCTCGACTTCGGTGACTCGCTCAATCAATTCCACCACCTTGTCCCACAGACCGCAGATAGCACATATCAGAGCCTTGTTCATCGTCCATATGTTCTGAACAAGACCGCCCATGTACTCTCGCCAGTTGCATACATCGGTGATTTCAGCTTCATCTACTTCCGCACCGATGAGGCAATCGTTCATCGTGTTCAAGTCGGTGCAATCATCGGAATCTCCTACGAGTCCTGTGTTCGATTGTAGATTCGCACAGTTTTCATCCGTGAAGCCGTTGACCACAAGGTTGGCATCAACCTCTTTCAATGTTTCACACGCTTCGCAGTAGTTAATATCTGCCATGTGTATATCTCCCTTCTTATAGTGCGATGGCTTCTGCCTGAACGTAAACGCATGTCGCACCAACACAGCATTCGTTAAGATGGACTACGATGCTGTTGTAACCTGGTTCTATCGTCCATCCGTATTCGTTTCCTGCCGGAACGCTCCATACGGTGGGGTCAAGTAAATCACCTTGACAGCATTCGCCCTGTTTGTAGTAAACATCACCGTTGGGTTCGATTATCAAATCACCGTCATATTCGCCCTCGATGATGTTTAGATTGCCGTTTATGTCTATCCACGGATTCTTCATCTTCCCACTAATGATGACCGTTACATCTTCTGTGGGAATCTCCGTTTCCGAGTAGATGCGTCCTGCTATCACGCTGTCACCGCAGACATCCTCGACACACAGTCTCTGACCGAGATATTTGTTGGTCGAGAACTTCTGTGCAAGGTCGCAATCGTACACGACTCTGTATGGGGTGAAGCATGAATAGTAGGATTGCAAATCTGCTTCGTGATGGCAAAGAGCCATGTCTTCTGTGATGCTGTCGCAACAACAGGAGCAATCCACCTCATCTGCGTCGCAATCACAGCAATCACATTCGTTGACCTTCTTGTACCCCTTGCAGTCCATGAGGGAGCAGACATCGTATGGGACGAGGAATGTCTTTCTCTTGTCTGCCTTGTGCCACAGACCACCAGGAATCACGAAGCTGATGTTATATTCCAACTTGTCCTTCGACCGAGAGAAGTTCGCAGAGATGTTCTCAACTACTGCGATGGCATAGATGAGCGTACCGTTGTCGATTGCCCACAGCTTGCCAGGTTTCGCCAGTTCTTCCTTTACGAAGCGAACATAGAACTCTCTCTGATCGCAAGGCACTTTGCGTAGTTTCAGAGTAATGGTCAGAGAGACAGACGTTTCGGCAACAAACAGATAGTTCCGTTTGAACGGTCTGTATGCTCCATGACCATAGCTATACTCTGTAGACGAACCCTTGAATGTGATTTCTTCGTCATAATCCGAAATCATGTCGAAGCCATCAAAGACAAGGTCGTTGAATTGTAGGTATAATCTTTCATAAATCATAATGCAGCTATGTACCTCGACCTTCTGAATGCGAAGTTAGGATTATTTGTCCGTACATTCTGATTAACTGTCTGATTGTTATTCGTGATGTTGTTGTATACGGTCATGCCTCTTGCCATCACGGAGTTAGCACCGACTCTCGCTGACAGTTCACGCATCGCGCCCTTGACATCAAGGTGGTTCAGCTTCTGCATGAATCTGACTCCGAAGAAGTCAACAGCTTTCTTTCTTGTAACGTACTCACCTGGTGTCAGCATAGCCGGAACAATGTCCGTTCCTTTCGGCTTGAAGATGCTACCGCCCTTACCTCTGTAAATCGGATTTCCACCGCCTCTTGGAATAAGACCGCCAGTATGAGGATACCCAACATCTGCTGATGCCGGATCATCGCCTGTTACATCTACATGACGCTGAATGTGGATATAAACGTGTCTTGTGTAACTGTTGGTGATGCCTCTGACCGCAGCCCTGATGTTGCTGTTCGCTGTCTTTATGGCACTAATAAGTTCCTTATCTCCTGTGACCTTACCCTTGATGTTGACCGTTACCTCGACCTTTTCAAAGTCTCTGTTCAGCGTGTCGAACATATTGGTTATCTCATCGCTGAATGCTTCCACCTGCTCTCTGATGCCGTTCAGAGCATCCGTGTTCAGAGCCTCACCGATCTTGGAAATCATCGTCTTGATATTGGCTATGGCTGTGAATGCTCCTGTGTCCATTCCTGCAAGGTCACCAGTTCCGAGTGCAGACAGCTTGCTGACAGCAGATTTGATGCTCGAAACGGCTGTGGACAGTTGCCCCATCTTCGCTGCGAAGTCTCCGGCATTGACGTTCTTGCCAAGACTTCCGTCAAACGATTCCATGATTTGACCGAACATGGTGAACAGACCATTCTCGCCTGTAAGAGCGTTCTTCAACTGGCTGAACGGTGTAGCACCTCTGCCTTGCTGTGTGCCAATGGTCTGACCAATGAGTTCATTAAGTACAGGAATCTGCTTCAAAACACCTTGAATCTGCTTGAACATCATCTTCATGTTCTCTATCGCAGATGCAGACTTGCCAGTCTTGAATGGACTTATGTCACCGAAGCCCTTTTCACCGCCAAGCATACTCGTTCCTGCCTTGTTCGCACCTCTTGTCTTCGGCTGATTTTCTTGGTCACCATAGAGCAATCCGTAGATGTCGGTGATTGCGCTGACCGCACTTTTCAAAGCACCCTTGTCAACATTCGTATCTTTGATGCTGTTGACATTCTTGATGACTTGCTTCACACCATCCGTGATGCTAATGAGGTTTTGGATGCCCTTGTCGATAATCCATGTGTTGATGGCAGCGATGCCTGTGATTTCGGTTACTACCGCACCGATACCACCGATGATGGTGAGTGCAGGAAGGAAACCTTTAGCAACCGCTCCTGCTCCGGCTTTCGCTCCGACACCACCTGCTGCACCCCCTGCCACGGTGAGTGCCGTACTCATCTCCTTGGCTTTGCCGAGTTTCGACAACAAGCCAACAAGTTTACCTGCGTTCTTGGCTGCTTTCGCTGTTTTTAGTCCTGCGATGGTGTCGATGAGAAGTGAAAGACCAGTAAGACCGCCACCGATACCGTGTCTAAAGCCTTTGAGGATACCACCAAGGATGGTAAGACCAGGTGCTAACCAAATCAGCTTCGAGAAGAAGTTGCCAAGTCCCTCAAAACTCTTGCCATCAGACCATTTAGCAAACCTCTGAATCAAATCTGCTATATCTCCAAGTCCTTTGATGAACCCCTTCGCAAAACCTGCAAAGTCAATCTTCTTTAGGTCTTTGAAGAAGTTCGTAATTTTATCGGGGTTAGCCTTAATCCATTTCTTTACGGATTTAGCCATCTTGTCTATGCCGGGAATCACAGACTCCGTTAGAAGCATATTGAGCGAATCTGTTTTGCCACCTGTGGCGGTTTTTACTATCTCGTCAAGGCTTGTGATAATTCCTGCCGACATTCTTGAGAAAGCATTTGTCACGTTAGCAGAGAATGCTTGCCAAGTGTCCTTGGACTCGTTCGCCATCTTTGCGACTTCTCCACCCTCTGTGGCAACCTTAATGAGCGTATCTATGAAATCTTCGTTCGATACTTTCCCATCACGAACTTTCTGAATCCACTCATCCATGTTCTTGTTGGTGTATCCCATGCTTTCGCCCATCTTTACGATAGCAGGTGTCATGGATGAAACAAGAGAGTTCCATTCTCTTGCGTTCATATCCTTTCCACCAAGAACGTCCTGCAACTGCATCATGCCTTGGTAACGCTGTGTGTCTGTGGACATGGACGCAAGGAAAGCATTGTTTGCTGCGATGGCGAGTTGAGTTCCTTTCTCAATGTCACCAGTTGTCGCTGTGAACCTCTGTGCGAGGTCAACCATCTCGTCAAGTCCTGTAGGAAGTCCTCTTACCGATTTGTCAAGTGCATCAATACTCTTCTGTGCATCTTTTGTAGAATATCCAAAGGCTTTCATGATCTTCGGATACTTCTTCATAGTGTCATACCTACTAAATCCAGAAGAAATACCTTCGGTCATCTTGTTGATGGCACTATAACCTGCACCGAGTAACGCTCCACCAGTTAGGAGTCTCCACGGTGCTAAAAACCTCTGCATGGCATTTCCTGCGGATTGCATAGCAGAGCCAAGATGAGCAACGGCTGTGGTATTACGCTTGAACATCTGACCGACAGAGGATGTGCTTCGCATGATTTGGTTCAGACGCTTTGCTTCGGCTGCGGTCTGACTCATTTCTCGTCTGACTTGCTTCAGCCTTGCAGCGTCTTTTTCCCATCCGGCAGAGCCTTTTGTAGAATCTGCCATAGAAGCCTTTAGACGCTCTGCTTCGGCACGAAGAGAAGCCATGTTTTGCTTCAATGCTTTCAGACGCTTGCCAACATCCATTCGCAGTTTGATGCCCTGTAAGCCCTTCATGGCACGTTCGAGATTCTGCATCTGCGAGAGTGCTTCTTTGTATCCGAGAATTTCTATTTCAATTCCAACTCGTTCAGTTGCCATCTATATCTATATCCTCTAATGTTCCAAGGAATTTAACTGCGTACTCCGGCGGTCTTGGATACTTCATCTTTTCCTTGCTGCCAAGCTGTTTCCAGTCCTCGAAGCTACGATGTGCCTGTTCATTGGCATAGTTGCCGTAAGTCACGATGAGTTCAGGCACTCCCCATGTGTCGAGTATCTCTGCCGGACGCAGATGCAGAACCTTGCCGACATAGTTCGCCATGGTGACGTACAAATCGAGGTCTGCGTTATAATCTTCTTTGACCGTCTTCTTTACAGAACCTTCATATCTGTCTCGGACGATCCGTCTGTAAAAAAATCCATGCCGTTGATGATTTCGGGGAAGTCATCTATCATCCGCATGATGACAGGCATAACCGTGATAGAAATCATGCATTGTTCTTCCTGCTCTGGAATCCGCAGGATGGTAGCTACTGCATGGCACATCGCTTCAATCATGTCCTGTCCAAGCATCTTCAGTACCTCGATGATTTCGTCATCCGTGAGGTCACGCAGACCGCCATCATCGGTAATAGCATTGAAGAAACGATACAATTCAGCGAATGCGGTCTGAACCTGCGGATAGATTCTCGGTGGAATCCAAACATCCTTGAATGTCCGTGTGCAGACGATGTAATTGTCCGTTTCCTTTGTTACCTGACAGTCCTTCATGTCCTTCAGACTATTTCTGACGGTGTCGGTCTTCGGATAAGCGAACTGTATTGCATACTGATACTTGACTACTTCCGTCTTGTTTGGGTCACCAACGACCTGCAAGCCATCATCCTCATCGGTGATGACATAAGGTGTGGTATCCTCTTCCGCTTTGTCCATCGCTTCTTTCATAGCGATGAACTGTTCAACGGTCATGTTCTTAATGTCCATTTCCATGTGTTTTTCTCCCATTTAGATTTTACAGAGGACAGGGTTTAACACCCCATCCCCTGTCATAACCCATTCACTTAACCAAGAATGCGGTATGCTCTGCCGTATCTGCCAGTAGCATCCTTCTGAATGGTCACGGTGAATTCAAACTCGCCCTCTTCGTCCGTCAGTTCGTCTGGGAACGAAGTGATGAGTACGTTGTCGAATACGAATCTGTACTTGACACCATCGGTGTAGGTTCTTGTGTAACTCCACCGTGTCTTTCTGTATCTGACATTATCAATGTCATAGACGTACTCTTCGACATCCACTTTCTGCGGATACGCAACAATCATCGTCTGACCAATCAGAGCCTCGTTGAAGTAGACCTTCGCAGAGCCATCTTCCTGCTCGATGACGAAGAAGTGCTTCTCATCAACAGCGACCTTGCTCGGAACAATCAGTTCAACGAGGTGAGCATCGGTGACGTTGCAGTTGTCTGCTCTTGCAACAGACATGAATCCGCATTCGCCAGGATACTTGTCAGCCAGTACGATGACACCATATCCTGCGTCATCTCCTGTACCCTGTTCGATAACGAGTTCAGCCGTGGTGGTATCCCAACCTTCGGTAGCTTCACCCTTACCATAGAGCGGATTCAGTATGTGGAAATTCGGAGTGACCGCTTTACCTGTTACGGTCTTCTCGAAGGTGTCGATTGCTTCTACATCAATACCTGCGTCACCAAAGCATGTAGCCTCGGCAGCTTCCATCTCCCAGTTTCCACCAAGGGTCGAAAGACATGCGATTCTGACTGTCGCAGATGTCTCGAAGTCTTCCATTTCATCAAAAATGCTGATGGAAGAAATACCGATAGCAGATGCGGTTTCGCCACTCGCCGGAGTGATTGCGATGCTGATATACGCACCTTCATGCTTCGGAGTCCATCCGCTACCGATGGCTGTTCCTGCCTGTGCCAAGTCAATGACAACCGCTTTGTAGCCATCTGCTCCTGTCGGAATCTTGGACAGATCCACCGTGTAGGAGTCAGCATTGGTCATAGCCTCGGTATCGGAAATCTTGAAGGTCAGAGTTCCTTCAGAGCCGACAGTATAGAAGGTGACAACACCATCTGCGAATTCAACGGCATCCCACTGTGCCCTATATTCGGCTGTCGCACCGTTCAGATAGAGAGTACCGCTGTTGACACAACCCTCTCTCATACACTCGAACTGATTGCCAGGAATCGCATACTGATTGTATGTACCAACGGACTCAAGCCGTTTTGATGCGATGATGCGTCTGCAATCCGGCAGATAGTTGTGGACGGTGAATTCGGTTTCGACCTCTTTCGCCAGCTTCTTCGCACCAATCTTGGTAATCAGCGTATCGTTTTTACATCTAGGCATTACTACTTACCAACCTTTCTATTCTGCAAAAGACGAACGGCTGCTCGTCTTGCCTTGGCAGGACTTGACATCTCATTGATGGCTTTCATCTTTCTCTCAATGAACCCATCAACGTCCTGCTTCTTTTCAACAACCTCGGCTTCAACAGCCTTGGTTTCTTTCTTTTCAGCCATAATTTAACCCCCATGTCTGCTTGCTATTTCGTGTACAAAATGGATTCCTGCGTAGGTGCTTACAGAGCCTCTCCAAATGCCATAATCCTTTAGGTACAATGCCTTGTGACGCTTCGGATAGATTCTACCGCTACCATTACCTTCATCGAGGTAATACAGATGCAGAACTCCTTCGCCACTTCCTGTACCACCGACAAAGGCACTCATATTACCCATTTCTGTATGGATAGCACCAAGAGCCTTGCCGGAGCGAGAATGACCGCCTACAATGGCTTTCATTTCACCTTCGATGGTATCTGCCAGTTCGTGAAGTTCTCTTTCACAGGCAACCTTTAAGGTTTCTACGCAAACACCCATCACTTCACCTCTTCAAAAGCATCGGGATAGCTATCCAAGAGCCATGCTCCGTCCTTGTCAGACACTTCTGTGACTCGTCCTGCATGGAAGGTTATCTCACTTCCGCTTGGGAAACGATAGCTCTTCCTCATGACCATGACCTTCTTGGACGCTCTTCTTGCTCCGCATGGGATGCAACCACCCGATTTCTTCTCAAGGACACCGCCAAACTTTACCTTCATACGACCACCGCCCACAGTTCACGCTTGAATTCGCAGACGGAAATCATGGCAAGGTGTCTGACGTATTGCTTGGTCAATGTATCGAGGAAGTAATCCTGTAACCGTCCTGTCAGCGTGGTATAGTCAATAACACCTTCGGTCTGATTGTCAGCATTACACGGCTCACATTCTTCACAGTCACAAGTGTTCTTGATCTTAATCCATTGGAGTGCTTCACAGAAGACAGGCAACAGGCAATCTGGAATCAGTTCGTATCCTGCAACGTATGTAACAAGCAATTTATATTTCTTCTCACAGCCACACTTTGGCATACATCCACATTGTGGAAGCGGAAGCTCCATACGGAAGTTCTCATCTACAGCAGAATAGACATACTCTGTGATTTCTGTGGCTGTTTCGGTTATTCCTTCCTGCTCAATCACGGTGAACGTGAAGGAGTCGGGGTCGAACGGAACGTATCTCGGTTCAAAGGTGAACACATCACAATCGCAGACGCAATCGGGAAGGTCAACAACTTCCTGTCTGTCACCTTTGAGGAATGTTCCGCACAGATTGTCCTCATCCGCCCAACAAGTGTGGACGCTGATGAGGCTTATCAATTCTGTAACATCGGACTCCTTCACATCGAGACAGTCACAGTATTCGGTTAACTGGTCATATACTGTTTTTATCTCTACCGTCATTTTTTATCTCCTTAAACAGCAGGAATCAGCGTAGTCGGATTGATGAGTCCGGCAAGGTCAGCAATCTCGGTGCAAGCACTGGAGATAGGCACTCCGCTGATAACAGCGATTCTGTTCGCATTGTTGGACGCAACAGTACCGAAGTTATACAGATAGTTGCAAATCTGACCGCAACCATTCGCCTTGGTCTGCTCGGTGAAGTCATCATTGATTTCATACGGATCGGACAGATTGTATCCGAAGAACAGACCTACGGAGTCACCCGACAGAAGCCAGATGTCACCAGTTCCGGCTGTCATATCGACAGGAACGAGCTTGTCACGAATGAAGCCGATGCCCTTGAACCGCAGTTCACCATCGACCTTCGTCCACTCTGCCGGATAGCGACCATTCTCATCAGGAACGATTTCTCTGTCGAGAGTTCCGTAAATCAGCGGATTCAGTGCGAAGACATAATCTCTTCCACCGAGGACATCCAGTCTGCAAGACAGGGATGCGAACGCTGCTGCGATATTCGCACCGTTGAAGCTGATGACCGCATCGTCCTGAAGGACTTCAAGCAGACCGTGGAACGGCTTCACGATATTGTCGGAAGTGCTCACGGTACCGAGAATAGCGGTATGAGCCAGATAGAATGCGAACCACAGGATTCTGATTCTTCTGTTGACATCATCGACAGTCTCACCGCTTCTTGCGATTCCTGCAAGGTCGGTTCTCTCGTTGATACGCAGACGCTCGAAAATCATCTGATCGAAAATCTTGTCGCAATCTTTCAGACAGAGCATCATCAGAGGAACGGTAGTCGAACACTTTGCGAAGTCCGGCAGAGTCCAGCAACAGTCCGTTCCTTCATTGGACGGTTCGAGAGTCCAAACGGAACCAGGAACGTCCATCTCCCACTCGACACCTTCCTCGGAAGATTTGTGGAACTTCTGTGGGTCGGTGCTTCTTCTCCGCATCATCTGTGCGAACGGAGTGTTCAGCAGCCACGCAACGAGCGGATAGTAGTTCTGAAGTTCGTTTCTGATGGTAAAGTCATCAAGACCCTCGCAATCAGAAATCATGTCGATAAAGTTCGTGGACAACTTCATCAGTTCTCTGGAATCAACCGCAACGGAGTCCAGACGCTGAATCATCTGCATATTTGCTTTGCTAATTGGCATTTTAGTCTCCTATTCCATCGCCAAAGGCAAATTTCTCATTGGCGATATTCTTTTCCTTCTGTTTCGGCTCTTCGTTGACTCCCAACTTGACCGAAACGGACTTGGCATTCTCAATGAATGCCTGTTTCTTCTTCTTTTCGTCCTTCAGCTTATTGGAAAGACGATTGTTGGTCTTCTTCAGTTCCGCATTGGCTTCGGCAAGCGTACCATTCTCTTCGGTAAGCCGTTCGACCTCTGCGGTAAGCTGATTGACCTGATCTCTTAATTCATTGAACGCATTGAGGGCTTCTTCCAAATCGACTTCATCACCTTCAGCTTCATCACCGAATGCTTCTTCGGCTTCTTCGCTCTCGGCTTCTTCATCTTCAGAGGTTTCTTCCTCATCTGCGGATAATTCGATTGTTTCTTCTTCCGGCTCTTCCTCGGACAGTTCAGCGGTTTCCTCTTCGGCTTCTTCCTCTGCGGATTCCTCAATAACCTCTTCAGTTACTTCAGTTACTTCAGTTTCCTCGATGGATTCTTCCATGATTTCCGTCTGCTCTTCCTCGATAGCCAGATTCTTGGTATTTTCTGCCATGTTGGATTCTCCTTTTAATTCCAGACCGCTTGAATTGACGTTTCCACATTCACCTACAAGACCGTAAGCGAAGATGTACACTTCGTCTACGACCAAATAGCCGACATTATCTGTAGCTTCCCAATCAACGTGATAGTAGAACTCACTTGAGATGCCGATGTCATACGGCTGTCTCTGAAGTTCCTGTACGAACACGCTGTCGGAGTCAAGATGCAGAGCAACGTCAATACCCTTGCGTCCGTCCTCGTCAATATCAACGAGAGAAAGGTCTGCCTTGCTCCACTCACCGATGATGAATGGGAACGTGGCAAAATCCATGTGTCCAAGATTCACGCTACCGACAAAGTCCTCTGTCAGATTTGGGAGATATTCGTTTCGCCCATCGACGAACTTCTCAAGAGTACCCTTCTTGATGATGAAGTCTATGTAGTCATCGCCTACAATCGCTCCTTCATCAAGCAGACGGATCTTGGAATCGGACAGTTTCTTGACGCTTGCTGTCAGCTTGATGGTTTCTTCGTCCTTGTAGGAGAGGTTGAACATGCGGTCTACCTTGCGCTTGTACTTTTTCCTGCGTTCAGTACGATCATCACGTTCTTCGATAAGGTTATTCATCTTCGTATACCTCTACTACCTGATAGGAGATTTTCTTAATTCTCCCACCGCATGACCGACACATTTCCAACTCAAACGGAACACCGTTTTTCGTCAGAATGTCGGCTAAATCCTTCTTGTAACGCACTTTCCGCTTGTGATTGCGGAAGAAATTCAGCATAGCCTCATCATCTGTCTCATATTCCTCACCAGGAACGAGTTTGATGAAATTCGAATACGTTACAATGCTTTTACCATTGATTTTCTTGGTTTTAGCCACGTTGTAGAGCGTTACAGGCACGTTTTCAGCACTATTCAGCCGATATTTCATCCTTTTTCGCTCCCTTCTTCGTGGTTTTCTTCGATTTTGTGGATTTTGATGCCTTTTTTTGCGTTTTTTCTGCAATTTCGGCACTTAAATCCTCATTTTTTGCAGTTTTGTTGACTTTCTTCGGGGTGATTTCCTCGAAACCACCCTTCAGATAAGCCAATCTATCGTCCTGCGTCTTGAAGTGAATTACTTCTTTCATGATTCAGTCCTTTTTACGGTTCCGGGCAATACGCATCGGCTCTTGTAGCGCTCTGTGTGGTCGTAGTGACAACGATGCTGTCAACTGCATGGAACGGAATCTCTGTGACTTCGCCATCTCCAGTCTTGATGTGCATCGTCTTGTAGTCTTCAAACTCCATGAGAGCGTTGGATGCGATAGGCTCTGTTGCAGTATCGGCAGCTTCTACCGTAGTGCCACCCAGAGTCTTTACCGTGATAGTCTTCAATGCCTTGGTATAAGTGGTAGCCATGTGTTATCTTCTCCTTTTCTTAAATCGGCATTTCGTCTGCCGTGATTACTGTGCCCTGCTCAACGATGAGTGGCAGGATTTCAGCCATAGATTTATTATCAAGAGTCTTCGTGAACTCGCTGATAAACTCGCTTTCTGTGACGGTGTCCATCTTCTCGAACACCAACTCTTTCGTTTCTGCATCTCTCGACACGACAGCAACAGGGATAGTCTTCATGAAACAATGTCCTGTCGGCTGTTCCTGTATCAGACGGAATCCTGCCGGAGTATGCCCCGAAACGATGTACAGCTTCTTCTTCTGACCAAACTGTCTTAACCGATAACGGTTCATGAAGAAGAAGTCGGGGTTGACCGCATGAACGGTCTTTCCTGTGGATGCCAATGAGCCATCCGCATTTCTCTGCTGAATGCCTGTTCCCTGTGGGTCGAGGCTGTTGACGTTGTTCAGTACAGATGCATCATGGAAGTTGACGAGGATAGAACCATCTTTCTCTGCGATGATACGATTCTCACGGATCTCCTTCTCTTCTTCGAGCATCTGAAGCATATCTGATCTTTTAACCATGTGTTTTTCTCCTTTGCTTATTTCCCTGTGATACCTACTTTCAACTCTTCAAGCTGACCGTTCTCATTGTGTACATTCTGTGACAGCATCTCCGCAAAGTCGTTAAACAGTTCTAATGCATTTGGTCTGATGTTGTCATTCTCGTCCTTCATAGCGTTGAGCAAGGACATGATGTTCACAATCTTGGTTCGCATCGTGTTCTCGTCCTCACGCTGTTCCATCTCATACTTGTCGAAATAGATTTTCTCTACTCCAAGCTGTTTTGAAAGGAAAGATGAGAACTGTGTCGCATACTTCTCACGGAGCGGAACGATGGAGTTATTCATCGCCACGCTTATGATTGATGTCATCGACACGTTTCCGCTGATGCCACCCAACTCAAGCAGAGATGGTGACATTCCGAAGTCCTGTGCGAGAACAAGCGTATCGTTCTCTATCCAATCGAAGAACTCCGTAGCCTTGGTCACTCGCTCAAGATGTTCTATGTCCTCACTCCATGCGTTGGACAGGACGATGACGGAGTCGGATGAAGACTTTTTCAAATCACCTGCGACTCTCGCAGCCTCTTTCTTCAGAAGTTCGACTCGCTTTTCGTTACCTTCCAATGCTCCTGCCATGACAGTTGCGGAAGACACCTCGTTTTCCTCGCCCTGAACGTAGCCATCTTTGGGACGGATGATTATCCGACCTGGACCGTCATACTTAATGTCGTAATTCAACCGCTCATAGACAGCTACAAGAAGGTCTAATCGCTCTTCATCGGCAAGAAGAGGAGATGAACCATACCATTCGGAAGTATCGTTCCTCATAACGATGAACTCTTCCTCGGTGAGAAGTATCATCTTCATATCTTTCAGCCTACGCAGGAAGTCTTCATACTCCTGCATGTCGCTGAAGTCGATGTCGAAATGTGGGACTCTGCCACCGTCTTCTGCCACCACATAGCCGAGTATCTTCTCGATACCGTCCTCTGTGTAGGTAAGAACACGGAATGTACCCCATTTGTACTGATACACATTCCCTTTGTCCCAACGAAGACCGCTACCGCCATGTGTGATAGCCATGCCGATGGTGTTCCGCAGTTCCGAGAGGTTTGTGTTCCCACGGTCATTCTTGCGGTACAGGAAGTCATCGAGCGTCTTGTCCTCGTTGATAGAGCCTGTGGTCAGTCCATTGGAGAAGATGTAGTTCAATGTCTGCGTCAGAACGTAGTCGGCACCTGGAAGGATCTTCATGTATCGGTCAGCCTTTTCAAGACCTTCCTTTTTCCTCTCCCTCGGTACGGCTACATCACAGACGGAGTTGCATTCTGCCCATTGGCGAAGCATATCCTCGAACATCCGCTCCTGTTCAGTTGTCAATTCGTAGTTTGTTTCTGCCATATTCTCATTACGGAATCGCATAAGTTGAGTCACCGAGGAACAGGATACATGCGTGGATGGACAGAAGCACCGAATCGAATTCGTCCGGCGAGTGTCCGATGACAGCTTTTATCTGCTCCTTCGGACATATCTGTATCTTTCCGCTTGCTTTCCTCTCCGAGGTGACATACGGAAGTGTATCTTTGATTCCGTCGTACACTTCCTGCGTCATTTCCAAGACCTGGTCTTCAATCAGGCTCTGAAAATCCAAATGCATCTCTGCACGTTTGTTTGAGGCTTCCTTCGCTGCGTAGTGATTCGCCTTGACTCTCGCTCTTGTGGGAGTCTCGGAGAAGTTGATGCCACGCACGTTCAAGCCCATCTGCGACAGCCCTTCTACAAGCCATACACCCCATCCAACGTCAACGCATATCATGGATGCGGAGTAGGAGTAGGCTATCCTTGCTATCTCTTTGATGATGTCTTTCGAGGTTACACCGTCTATCCACTTCGGCTTCTTTATCTTGTAGGTGTGCATCGGACGCACCTTGCCACCGCCGACAGCCGTGACAGTTACCTCGATGTTGTCTTTACCTTTGTATGCTGCGTCCACTCCGAGGAAATATTGCAGGTAATCACCTTGGACATCTTCCTCTGCACAGACTTTCGGTGTATCGAACATGCCACCGCCATCTGCATCGAGGATGCAAAGCAAATATCTCCGTCTTGTGGACTTGTTTCTCGCAAATTCGCTGTTGAAGACCGTTTCTTCATCGAATCGCTCTTCCTCTACCGCTGTCAGAGCATCCATCCACACGATGAGCGTTCTTTCGTTAGGATTCTCCTGTGTCAGCTTGTCGTAGAACACTCCTGGTCGATGCGGATTGCTGATAAGCACCGATTTGTACTTCTTTCCGTCAATTCGGGCAAATTCCCTTCTGCCCATTTCTGCAAATGTGTCATCTGACACCAGGGATGCCTCATCGACCATGAAGTTACCGCCACGACCAACAGCTTTGTTCTGTGCGATATTATTGTTGTATGCATCAGCCAACGTGATTGGCTCTACGAAGCCACCATCGGCAAATGCCAGTTTCTGCTTCGATACGGATGTGGTCAGCCTCTCTAACTCCGTAGGCTTCATCAGTAGCTTCTTCTTTATCTCAGGCGATGCGTCCTGTGTCGCTGCCGTGGTGTAGGACATGATTATCTGCGTCTTGTCAGCCGATGAAGCTGCGATGTACCACTTCTCGCCGTTGTATGCATCGAGCAGACCTATGTGTCCCAACAGGAAAGATTTTCCATACTGACTACAGGCGCAGATAACAATCTCGTCATAATCCCCCGACAGAATCGCTCCTGCTATCACCGCCTGTGTGAAGAACAGCCGTATCCCATAGGCTGCTGCGATCCTCGATGCTCCGAGTTTCGCTAATCTCGTAGCCTCATCGTAGGAGCAGGTCAGACGCTTGTAATGTCGAGGACGAGCGCCAATAATCCATCGTTCACAATCCGTGTGCTTGTTGGCAAACAGAGCGTCTAAATCCTTGTACTTGCTCATTTCTTATCGTCCGGCAGACAAGTTACATCATCGTTCTCCGGCACAGAAGAGCCAAAGGATTCGAGCAACTTATCGAGTTCCTTCTGCTTCTCTTCCATAGTCAGCCCAACGACAGCACCTTCAAAGGCAACCGCCTGTTTCGAGGAGAACTCTTCCGGCGCTCTTCTCTCCAGGTACCACTTTGCGGTGGATACGTTCCCCTGGTTGATGGACTCGGAGATGTTCAGCTTTGCCTGTGACACAAGAGCAGACCGCAGGAAGTCACGCAAGCCGGAGATTTCCGCAGAAGACTCTACGATTTCCTTCAGTTCAGCCTCTGTGATGTAGGTGTCTCCATCTCTGCAAGCACGAAAAGAAGCCTCACGGTCAGATAATCCGTTCTCCCAAGCGTAAACGATCTCTGCCCATGCGCCATCTGATAATCCGTGTGGTTTTAACTTCCTGTAAGGTATGACTTTTCTGCCCATAGTATCTGCTTCCTTCTATATGTAATGAACCGAAATCGGTTCACCTCAAGTCAAGCAATACCACATATGTAAATACTTGTCAATTAAAAATCGCAAAAAAGTTGAAAAAATACCGCAATTTCGTTTTGCAAATGGAAAATCCTGTGTTATAATCGCATTGGACAAGTGTGTATACCCACAATCTCACTTACTCTCTGTTGCTCTTAGTTTGTCCAGTTTATAAATGTTCATTGAAACCTCCTTTCGTTGAATCATTGGGAAAAACAGCGGTTTTTATCACGAATCGCTGTTTTTCTTTTGCCTGAAAATGCCCCCTTCGACTGACCCCACCCCCTGCTGAAAAAAATTTGCAGGAAATTTTCGCATATTAGTTGACTTTTCACCGCAAATATGTACACTATCCTCGTAAACAGGTGAACCGAAATCGGTTCATTAAGTGACTTTGGAGAGAGAAACGCTCCGTGAACCTTTACAACTGAATAGCTTTTGACCTGACACGTTCCGTATTTCCGAAGCCTTACGCTCCTGCGCCTGGTATTCATGTAGGAAGTGCCGGACGCTCACCAGGTCAACGCAGGTGGTTTCCTCTTACCACACCTGCGTCACCAAATAAAAAGAACCTGTAGACGAGTCAGCGAGTGTCACGATAACTCAATGACAGTCACCGAACAGTTCAGACAACTTCGGGTAGCTTACGGACTTTCTGTATGAAAGTGTCCGGCGAGTGGAACTGACAAGCCACTCATGGAAGTCCTGTAGATCAGTAGCGCCAAGGGGCAGGATGAGGCACGTTTACCCCTACTGATCTAGTGGTATTTACTACCATTTCCCATTACAGGGGTGGATACTACCTAAAAACGGTCGCTTACGGTACACCGCAACAGTCAACGTACCTTCGGAGTCGCAACGTCCCTCGATTTCGCAGTTCGATCACCGCAACCTCTCTTTACCGCCTCTGACCGTCGCTTATTTGTAAGGTCGCTCGGTCAGGGCTGATTGTTTTCCGCAAGTGTTCCAACACTTCACTCCGTGAAAGCGATATTTTCCAACCGCTTCGCAAATGGGAAAGCCCTTCTCCACATTCTTCCATTTCTGTTGCGATTTGGTACACCCGCCGATCCGATGCAAACATGTATAAATCGCAAGTTTGTACTCTTCCGATAAATAGTATTATGAGAAGAGATGAAGCGGAAACGTTGAAAATGCAGTGTTTCCAAGGCTTTTCGCAAGTCCTGGTCAAGATCACACACAACAAACTAATACAAAACGTGAAACATTGCTGACAGAGACTAAAACGATTCATTAGTGAATCACTTCCTGCACGATCTGGTCAACGTCGGAGCGATACAAAAGCGAATCTGTGCTATGAAGCTGCGGATTGTATACGATTTACGGATTGTATACAATTTTTCACTCTGTCAAGTACAAACGCTTTACACCATCCCATCACACCACCACAAAAGCGCCGGAGCCGTAAAGCGTCGGACAATCTACCGCAAATAGACGTATAACAAAACGTGAGCATAGTTTTATATAGTCCTGTGAGGCTTCAGAATGACCGTACAACGACGAAACTATGCAAATAGTATAAAGTATCACTAAGCCGTACAAGTCACGCTTAAAACGGCTAACACGGGCTCGGTGTGTTCGTTTTGTGTCGTTCCTGGTCGTGTGCTGCGAATCAGATCTTTTCAAGGCAATAAAAAAACCCGGCTTTTGCCGGGCTTGTGTTTAATATCTCCATCGACAATACAAGATATACAACAGCGATATAACAAACGATCCTGCAAGTATTTGTCTCCAGTAAAGAACACAAATACATATTAGCATTATAGCGCCTAACATTGTATCACCTGTTAACTATAATCCGCTATAATACCGGATTTTACATTCTGTAGTTTTTCATATCTAACAGGAAGAACAAAAGCAAGTGTATCATTCAAGTTATCAATAAATAGCAACGGTTTATTTTCCTTTTCACCTGCTGCAATAATGCAATCATTTGAGAAAATCTTTTCAATGGGTTTTATAAAATCCGTATTAATTGTTATGCAGTATGGATTTTCCGCACGTGTTACGGCGTATACATTGCAATTATATTTTCCTGTATTAATTGTTATTGCAGTTTTATAAGCTGTATAACTATTGTTAGCAGGAATTGTCTTTGCTATGTTTATTTTTTCTGTATATGTTATATCAAATGACTTGTTTTTCCTGTTTTTATTAAAACAGATTGTTTGCTCCCAGTTGTCTACAAATGGGAATTGATTTTCGTTTTGTGTCTGAAAATATGTAATATATGTTTCCCTGGTTATTCTCAATAGCATGTATGGATTATAGATATAATACCATTGTATATCGCACTCAATGAAATACGTTCCTGTTTTGATCATTGCTTTTTGATATGCTGTAAATGGATTATTTTTGATTTTCATTTGTTTTTCACCTTCTTTCAAAATATATTCTTTTGGCACCGTCTACAAATACCGCTTTTAATTGTCTCCCGTTGTTGTTTGCTGATATCTGGAAATATAGCTTGAATCGGCTTGTTTGGTATAATCAGTCCCCTGTAATTAATATTATAATCCTCATACTGGTTATCATCGCATGAAATAATAACTTTCGTGTCGTTTCCGCATATTGGACAATTTTTATAAATTGTTAACTTGCTAACAGTCGCTTTTTTCATTGTTTGCACCCCCGTTTTCATCGTCAAAAGGTTTATACTTATATTCAATATACCGCTCGCTTGCTATAGTCGTTATAACAAGCGCAACCCCGTAAAACAAAAGCCGTATTTCCTCAGTATTTATAATTAGATCTAACATACCATTACACCCCCCGTTTTATAGTTCCAGTTCAAACCATGGTTTGCCATTATTGATATATATTTCGATATAGTCGCCGTGTTTGCCCGTCAAATACATATAATCAATTACACGTTTGTTTCGGATCGATCCGGGCAGCGTGCCCGGGTTTTTTTCGCTTGTGCTGTATAAGTCAAGCCCGGTCCTATAGTCCATGATATACGCCGGGACCGTTTCCGGAATCTTGTCGAAAAGATCTTTTAATATCATTACATGCACCCCCTTTTTAGTGTATCTCACAAATAAGTTTGTAAATATTGGTCCAACACTTTTGACAGGTTGAACAATTTTCGCATAAACAACGGTTTATTGGTTTTTCATCTGTAAACCGTTCAACCGCCGTGTATATCGGCAACCGCATTTTTTCGGCTAGCGCTTGTTGTTCTGGTGCTGTATCAGCCCATAACGAAAAGCGTATGATCATATTGTCCGGGACTTTCAACCCCTTGAAATATTCAATGCTTTTTGTGTATGCCATAAATACAACCCGGTTGTCATATGAGAAAAAACGTGCAACCCGTAACCACTTTTTTACATAGTCCCGGTTGTAAAAGTCGCCGCTTTCGTGTATTCTTATAACGACGGTTTCCGCATTGACATAAGATTTTCGGTTTAGGTTGCACAAGATCGTAAAAATCATATGATATGGGAAACTGTCTTTTTTTGACTGTTTATAATTCCGCATGCGGGCGGGCTTGACGCTTGGTCGGGCTCCCGTTTCGGCTTTTTTCGCATAACAGTATTTTCGACATAATGCGGTTGAAAACGGGCACGTGATAACGGCGGGCAAGTTCCATATAATATATTTTGTTCTCTTGTCCGGCTGTAGCTTTTTGTTACCATCACTACAGCGCAAAAACTCATTATATGTTTTTAATACATACAATGGCAGCATAGCCGCCGCATGAAATAAACTCTTGAACTTATCCATATTTACACCCCCAATTTTTTGATTGCTCTTGAATTGACGAAACGGGACAACGTGACGTTTATATAATCGTCTACATGATCAGGAAATAAGTCCTTGAGAACTTGTTTCCCGGCTTGTGTAGCGTTTTCGTTTAGACGTTCTGTAATAACTTTCACGCCCATGAAACGATCCCGGCTTTTTGCGTCGGTGGTTTCGTTTCGCCGGTCGTTTTCTGCTAAGATCTTTTTGGCAAGGTTGTCCTTTTTGGCGACAAGTTCGGATAGTTCCGAATAGACTGCGTTATACTCTTGAATCAGTTCCATGTATTCAACATCTGTACACATATTTGCACCCCCTATAAAAGAATAAACATGTTAGAGCAACGGCACCCCGTCGCATATAACGTATCATTGACCCGGACAACGGCACCGTTACACCCGTTGCGCCCGTGAGAATAGCACAACCGTTCTACAGTCCCGGCACCTATTAATAGTGTTGACAGTTCGCCGTCGGTCCATTTTGTAACATCTACAGCGCCCCCGGTTTTAATTAGTTCCCTGATATACTTTTGCTTTACTTGTTTTGACATATTGCACCCCCTAACTAATATAGATTTGATTCTTTTAACGCCGCCTTTGATCGCTTGTATTCGTTTTCGATCTTTTCACGCCGGGCAGCGTCTTTTTGTTTTTCTGTTTCAGATTCATACACCGTATAAATAAACGTGTCGCCGTCAAAAGTACATATATACGGTTTATTCATATCCGATTCGGTTAACTCGTAAGTTCTATGCATGGTTTCACCCCCGTTTCATTTTTTATTGAGTTGTAATTTTATTTTGGGAGTCAAGTTTACCACTATAATAGTAAAATTGCAATAGGTTTTTACCACTTTTTAATATTTTTTTACTATTTGTATATGCAACCGCTTTTTCGTTTCGGGCGTCGGCTTGTTTCCCGTTCCCGTTTCCGGGGTTGTTTCGATCCGCTCCCGGCACCCGTTGCCCGGATCGATCCCGGACCCGTTCCCGGTGCCGATATCATGCACCCCGGCGCCCCCGGCACCCCAGGACCCCCGACACGATCCGAAAAACCTATTTGCATAGTATGTTTATTTGTTATTCAAAAACCTATTTAACCGCCATTTTGATAGGTTTTACAAAAACCCACTAACCCACCGATCAGGTGGGTTTTAGACCGCCAGGATCTAACGAAAAAATTGCACTTTAAGACAGAAATCCCTGAACCTTGGAGCGCCCGAAAATTTTCACTTTAAGACGAAAAAACGCAACTTTAAGACAGGCTTCCGTGAACTAAAAAAGACAGCCGAAGCTGTCTCATTCTTCCTCATATTCGATTTCCTGTATCTCTTCCGCAAGCCGTTCTCGCATTATCCTCGAACGCTCGACAGGAGACACCACCGAAGGCTGTGGATGCAGATGCCGATAGATGTCATCGACCTTGCACCGATAGTGACCTTCTCTATCTTCTTGAAACAGACCGAACATGAAGACATCGTAGTATTCTTTCATGGTCATCTCGAATATGCTGCCGATGACCTCACACTCTTCCTTGGTGAACTTGCCATAGCTTATCTTGTTCATCGCCGTTTTCCTTCCGATTCCAAACACAGGAGCAATAGCATCAGCCACGGCTCTTTGCGTTTGATACCCACGGTCTTTAACGACTTCCATCAGTTTTTCTTTGCGATAGTACCCCATGTCTTTGCGTTTTCACCCCACCTCTTTGCGTTTTGCCCCCACCTTTGCAAAATGACCGCACCCTTTGCGAATGCACCCCACTTGCGTTTCTACCCCACCTATTTGCGAAACAGGGGCAGGTCTTTGCGACCCACCCCCACGTTGCTTTACTTGTGTTCTACATCCACGATCCAATCCAGTTCATATTCATCCAATTCTTCCTGTGTAAGTTTCCTATTGTAGACCAGGATGTCATGGTACAGTCCCGATGCGTCATCCTGTCGCTCCACGAATCCATCCATTGGCTGACATCCGATACTGAATCCACGGAGTCTCATTCCGTATTTGTACATCTTAATACTCCTTTCCTGTTTCTCTATCCTTAAAAACAATGTCACATCCAAGTGCGTCTGCCAATTCAGCAACTTTTTCAAATGTCATACCGCTACGTTTTGTCTTCTCGTCGTTATAAAAAGTGTTGTACAATGTTTGTGGACTCTTCCCAACCATTTCTGAAAGCTGATTGATCTTCATTCCTTTATCAGCCATTATCATCTTCAGTTTTCTTGATGCTCTCATATCTTACCCACCTTTCTGTCTTCTGTAGGTAAATCATACCACTATAGTGGTAATTTGTCAACACTTTTTATTCCTCACACGGATCTGGCAGCTTCATCCACGCTTCAACCTCATCATCCATCAACGCAACATACTTCTCATAGTCGAGAAACCAATGCGGTTCTTCATCAAACGTACCGCAATCCTCACCATAGTTGCAGATGTCCACTCTGCATGGAATGCCGATGCCCTGTTTGAAGCACACCAGGTACCGTCCATACTCTTCCGGCAATTCTTCTTCAACAGGAACCCAATCCGGCTCATCGTCTTCCTCATATAACGCAACAATAAACCGAAGGAATAGATTTGTCTTCTTCAAATCGGCACACGCATCCCACAACTCGTTGTATTTGTCCCATAACTCACGGAGTTCCTTGAGCCAGTTTGCAAGCTGACGATGCTCATCACCGCACTTTCTTTTCAAGACTCTTCTGTAGGTCGGAAAACTCATGTCCCTTGATGCCACTTCGCACTCATTGACGATTCGTTCTGCGTGTCTGATCGCATCGTCGATTTCCGCAATTTCCGACGGCTTCTTCATAACTTTTTCGAATTTAATTTTGCTATTGACCATTTACTCCACCTTTCCGTGACATGCTTTTAAACGCTGTATTACTTCCTCTGCCGTAAGGTATCCCACAACAGAATCGCCATCTTTTTCTTCGTCTACCAATTCACCCATGATTTCAAGCAAGTCTTCTTCATATCCGTATGAGCCTTGTTGACAGATAGCATCCCACTTTGTTTTGCCATGTTCAGGAAGAACAGGGACAGCAATCTGATTTCTTTCGCCGTATATGATTCGCTCATATGGAATGTCGTTGTCATAAAGATATTTTTCTAACTTATCAAGCTCTGTCATATAATTACTCCACCTTCCCATAAAAATCGCTACAAAGTCAAACCAGAGCCTCACAACAGCATCTCTGAACACAGTTCTGACAAGTCCGTGTTCAGTTTCGATAGATATTTTAATGCTTCTCTACCTGACCTCTGCATCGACCACTCTGTTCTGTCGTGGTATTCTGCCACTTCGTAGATCCTTTCGAGGCACCCTGTGACAACCTCAATGTAGGTCAGCAGATTATCGTAAGCCATATCATCATGATTCGTTTCTCCTATCGGCATAATATCTCCGACCAGTTCATCCACAACCATATTTATATCATGTGATGTAAGTTTGTCTTTCATATGAATCCACCTCACTCTCCAAGTCCTTCTCTTATCGCATACTCACGGAAAACCTCACTCGCTATTTTCAAAGCGTCCGGCTCACTCTTCGCCTTCACATGGACACCAAGGCGAGCATTACTTTTGTACGTTTTCCACGGTTTATTGAAATCCGAATCCAAATCCATGTCATAGAATTTCGCAACACACTCACCGTTCTGCATCTGAAATACCGTGTATCGTTTATATCCGTTGTAAACATCCCCGATAGTTTCTGTATCATATACCTCGACTTCAGCATTGTAATAGTTATTGTCTCTATTGAGCATTTCGACAACAGTATCAGCCGTTTTCCTGTCAAGGCTGACACCAACGATTCTATAATCAGAATAGATTCCTTCCGTGATAACATACACTTTCATATAAATCCTCGCTTTCTTGATAAAAATCGCTACAAATTGAATCTGACGCTTTCTACGGCATCTTCCACAGGCACTCACCACCCAAGAGTCGCATCACTTCCTCGAAGGATTCCTCTACCGTTATCATTCCCTCGTCCATGAAGTATATCTCCGTACCCTTCCTGCATGGTGCTACCATGATTATCATCGCCGGATTGATCGCCACCTTCCTTACGTTTCTCTGATACGTTATCTCGTTTAGTGCAAGCCACTTCATCTCTTCACCCCACAATCAGTCTGATACCGAATATAATCGCCATAACGAATCCCCATGTCACAAGAGTGAACATCAGATAGCAGATGAAGAACGATACATAGGACAATAGCAAGTCATGTGTACCGTACCTGTCATCCACGACATCATTCATGACACCTTTGCGAATTATGATGAAGAACACCGCCATCAGACACGCTATGATTATCAGTATCCCCAATGCTTTATCGAAGCCCATAATATTTGTACCTCTCTTTCAATTCCTTGTATTGACGTTTCTTCTTTTCGCTTCTTTCTCTGCGTCTTACCCTTCGCTTGTATGCGTAGTGCTTTTGACGCTTCCTGTAACGCTTGTTGATTCCTTCTCTCGATGCCTTTTGTGCTGCGGTCATCCAGTTCGTGATCTTGTCCAACTTGGCTTGGTAGTGGTCAAGCATCGCCGTGAGCCATTTTATCCTCGCTTCGTATCCTCGGTCAGAGTAGGCTTGCCACAGTGCGGATCGGTACTGCATGTATTCACGGTCTGTCATATTGCCGAGCATATACGCATCATCGAGTTCCTTCCTCGTTTTGTACTTGGCTCCATAGGACTCCGCTCTGCGTTCCTCTCCGGCTTTGAGTTCTTTGTACCGCTTCTGCATCTTGTTCAGTTCGTTGCGGAACAGCTTGACCTGGTATTCGATGAGTTTCTTCTCGGTCTTGATCCGCATATACTGTTCTTCGTTGTGCAGGAAGTTGGGAAGCCTACGCTCACTATCCATTGTTCACTCTCCTACATCTAACTGCGATTTTATTGCCCGAAAGCTGTTCTCTAACCCACGCTTCATCGTTTATGTAGAACGGACATTCATCTTCGTCACAATCGCAGAACGATTCTTTAGAAACCTCTCCTTGATAGCCATCAGCATATCTTTCTGTTTTCTTTTTCCACGGACAAATCATTCTTCCTCACTCCATTCCTTGATGTATATATGCTCTCTTCTTGCCCAGTCAGCTATTGGCATAGTGACAAGCCACGGCTTGCCGTTCTTCCTGTGAAAGACCATCGGTGTTTCGTCTTCCTTGCAATCTCTCATAGCCTGTTCCATAGCATCGAAGATGTTCAGACGCTCGTTTCTTTTAACTTCCACGTGTACTCCTTTTACACCAACAAGGTCTGCCTTGCTGTCGAGTTCCTTGCCGTTGTATTGTGCTGTTCTTCTCACATCGGGGAATCCCAAGTCTCGAAGCACCTTTGCACATTCGATTTCACCAACCTTGCCTTTTCTCTTACTGTTGATTTTCTTAGTCAAGTCGTATGTCACCTCGCTTTTCCTTATAGAATGGACATGTTTTCGTACAACACAGATTCTTCCTCTTCATTCTGTAATACGCTTCGTAGCTTAATGCGTAGCATGTCACGCTTTCCGTCCTCTGTTCTGATACGTCGCAAAATCTTTTATCCTTCTCCATCGCAAAACATTTATTTACCATCGGCACAACCTTAAATTGATTCCATGTTTTTCCAACGACTTATTTGCCACATCGACATCCACAAGACCTTTCGCCTCGTTGTCAACATACCTCTGCATCCTTGCAAGGAAGTTAACGAATTGCTCCTCGTCCATGTCGAACTCATCTCTCGCTGCGGTTGCACAGAGGAGTATGATTTTCTTCACGGCATCATCCTGGCACTTGTGGACGATCCGTCTTACCTCACCTTCTGTGTATGTCCGTTTCTTTTGAAACTTTTTCTTTCCACTACTCATTGTCTATCCTCTCTAACGTCCTTGCTAATGTCATCATATCTCCAAACATAACCCTTGTATGTCGGCATTTTCCCATTGCAGCAAGCCCACACACCACTTGAACCTTTCTTCCCAACAAAATCTGCACCTTCTGTCAATGAGTTGAATCGCTTTATTATTTTTCCGTCTTTCATCATGACAACCTTTCGTTGATTCGGTTCGTTTATGGATTGAATGTTTTTTCTGCCATATTTTTCCCCCATTTCTTTGCAATGCTTCCTCATCTTTTCGGTGACAACTTTTGAACCGCTATCATATGCGTGTTTTTCGTTCTCTCCACTTGTTACCCATTCGAGGTTTTCAACCTTGTTGTTTTTCTTGTTTGAATCGATATGGTTTACTTGCGGTTTGTTCTTTGGATTTGGGATGAATGCTTTTGCTACAAGCCTATGTACGGATTTTGTAGTTTTCCTGCCATCTTTGTATAACACGACTATCCAATACCCTGTCGTGCCTTCTCCTTGCCTCAAGTTCCCGTTCTTATATCCTTTTCGTTTAAGGCTTCTTACATTTCCAAGGTTGCTTACTTCGTAATAACCTTCATATCCAACAACTGGTCTCCATATTTCCTTCACTGTTTCTCCTTTTCTATTCTTTTTAAAGTCCTGTCTAATTTCCAAGAAATTATTGGTTCGATGTCTCTGCTGTCGAGGCAGTTAATCATCTCGATTTGACGAAGCATCACATAGCAATCAGCCAGTTCCTCGGTCAGCGATGCTATGTCCTCTACAGGATACTTGTCGTGCTTGTTCACTTCCTGCAATATCACCGTCTGCAACTCTGACAGTTCCTCACATGCCTTGACCATCTGATGCCTGTATCCGTAATGCTTTATGATTTGCTTTACACTTTCGATGTCTACCTTCATTCCTGTTCCTTTCTTCGTAGGTTTCTTCAAGGAAGAATCCCACGACCACAAATACCGTTCCGATTATGATTCCGGCGCTGAAGCACACCGCTCCGAACACATACATATCCATCATCACTCACGCACCTCGTCTTCGATTGCTTTTCTGATCCGCTCAATCAGGACTTCGTTCTGAATGTAATCTCCATACAGCCTGTCATACCAACAGCCGTTCTGCTTGAACCAACGCTCCTTGCCGTAAGTCAGAACACCAACGAATCTAACCAGGTCAGCCATTACTTCACGTTCAGTCATTCATCCTCACCGCCTTTGTTATCCTTGTACCACTCTGCTACAGCTTCACACTCCCCCTTGTACAGAACTCTCTCGCATGGGAGTATGTTCAAAGAGCACACCCCCACACCGCCCATGTCTCTTCTCCAATGGCACTTGCTCATCACATAGTGAATCTGTTGCATGAACTTCTCTGTCTCATCAGCTTTCATCGTCTTCTCCTATCGCCTGTAACAGCCTTGAATAGATTTTCATCTGACCACGGAGCCATCTTGGATTGTCGATGTCCGGGTCATTACGGATCATGTCGAATATTGAAAACTCATACAGAGGCATGAGCATCTCTCTGATTTCACCTACTGTCAACTCCAACGTCACCTTCTCATCGTTCGTCATGCTTCACCATCCTCTCTTTCTCCGCAGTTACAGAATCCATCGTCCATCGTGTGGTCATGCACTATATCATCCCACTCTATGTATCCGTCATCATCGTAGGTGACCCATTCAACGTACCTCATAGGACATTCATCGCCGTATCTGTGTTTACAGTCTCGGCATCTGACAAGTGGCTTTCTGTCTTTTTTAACCTCATATACCTCGCATCCATCATAGAACTTCTTCATGACGGTATCTGTCTTGGTGTGTATAGTGATGTAATCTTGTGGAACTATGGTTATATCGCTCATGCTTCACCATCCTCTCTGTACGGCTTCGGCAAGGGCATCCATGCAGTAGCACATCTTTTGAAATACTCTTCGGAATTTCCATCACAATTAAAAACATATTTGCCGATAGAGCCATTATTTTGTGTTACAAGATATTCGCCATCTTCATCCGGCAACCTCTCGCTGACTGGAATCCACCCGGTCTTCGGCTCTGCGGTTGGAAGCGATTCTAACCTCTTGACAACTTCCAAAAGGCTCTTGCTCGGACTAACTTCACAACAGAGAACGGCGTTGTGCACGTCCTTCGCCACGTCTATCTCCGCCTGTCTGCTGATTAAACACTCATGCTTATCACCATCCTTATACATATCTCTGTAATACCGCTTGCAGTCATGGCATATCAAAGCGGTCTGTTGCTGGTCATAGTAAACGCATCCATGACAGCCCATCTTTAACTTTGCTACTGCCTTGCGGATTATTGCATCCTGTTGGTCAATGTGCTCTTGTAGGAGCTTGATGTACTCAGCATCATTCTCACTAGGAATGTGCTTGAAGTCGCTCACTTGTATGCTCATTCTTCCTCACCTCTCATATACCGCTTGACTTGTTCAACAAACAAATCTTTCTGCCAATGATTGATTTCTGCAATCTCATTTGCTGACATAATAAATCCTTCCGCCATTTCTCTCGCTCTTTTATTAAAGTCAGTTGATGTATTAGTTGGTGTTTCTTCTGAAAGTTGGTGTTTCTCCGATACAGTTGGTGTTTCTGCTGATGGGAGCGATTCGAGGATATAGAGAGCATCTTCTTTCACGAGCATTTTTGGGTCAATAATATTCGTTGCCCAATATGATATGTCTTTGATTGCTCGGCTTCTGCTTATAAGGTCTTCCCTGTGTGCCGTGTCCATCTTGCACACACCATTGATGCCTGTGTAGGTTTCTATCTCGGTATAATACTGACACTTAACACAGTTTATCTCGTTTCGGAGTGCCTCTATCGCCATGTCACACGCTTCTGCTATCTCATCCACATCCCATACAGGATTTCCTTCGGTCAGATAGTGCTTGATCTCTGACAGTAGCTTCATCGCCTCGATTCTATCCATGTCATCACCCCTTTATATCAATACGTTCGATAATCCACTCAGATGCTTTCTCCAGTAATAGCTTGAGGAAGTCCTTGTCCTCGTTGGAATCCATATGCTCGGAATATCCCACGTACTTAAGGTCATCTTGTGTGATGTCGTAGCGTCCAAAGCCGATACTGGAATCCCAATAAATCTCCATACTATCATCGTAGAACTCGACATTCATGACCTTCAAATCAATCTTATTTACATCGTGCTTTCTATCCATCACTCTTTACTCCTTCGTAAGTTTCTTTCCGCCTCTGCTTTTAACTCTTCTATGTTCATAACTTCGCCACACTCAACAATCACCTTCGGCTCATCTACAGGTTTTGTCGTGTTCGTGCTTTCCAGAACTGTCTTGCACCACGGCATCAGTTCTACCTCTGCACTATCGGGATAGATAGTCACATGGAACTCTACTTTGAACTTATAAGCCAGTCTCGCCAAATCTTCGATTTCTAACATCGTCAGTTTTCCTTTTTCGATCACTTTTTCTCTCCTTCCCATCTTGCTTTGTCACTCGCCCAATGCAGACACCACTCTGTGAAGCATTGAACATATCCAACATAGTGTCCGTCAATCATGCATTGGCTTACCGATTCGCTTGTTGTTCGATGCCTACAGTTGCAACACACTCTATGCTTTTCAAGTGGTGTCTTCTCGAAGTATTCCTCGTTGTGGCAGAACACTATCATTCTTTCTCACCTTCTATCAGCCCGATGTACCGCTCGATGTACCACACGGCTTTCCTCAAGTCCTCTGTGGTTTTCTTCGGATCTTTCTTTCCTGCTCTGCTGATGTACTTGATGGCATTACCGAGGTGATAGCCGAAGCGCTTGTCCTCGATGTAATCAATCACCTCTATGTTCCCATCGGTGTAATGCGAAGGATGACTTACGCTGTCATTCTTCATGAATATCATCTCCTTCTAAAACTGTTAGACGCTGGGCAGGTCGCAAAATGCGACACATACCCATACTTATCTGATTCTAGGTCCATGTCTGCTTTTGTGACTCTTCCATCCGGCAGAACGAGGTTGTACTTTCCGCTTGTCAGATTGACTCTGTACGGAATCCTTTGAGCGTCACACGGCATCGCCTTCCCGTTCTTCGTTGGAATCCAAACTATCTCTGCTCCACATGCTTTACATTTACTCATGCTATCTCCTTTCACAGCAGATCCCTCGATGTTTCTGCGTAATGGTATTGTTTTGTGGTATGGTTTCCTTCACCTACACAGACAGAACCGAGTTTTCCACAGTATCCGCATCCGCTTCTCGCCCAGATGAGTCGCTGCGCCATCAACGCATCCGATGTGGCACAGCCGTTCTTACGTTTCTGCAAGGACAGTTCGTACAGTTCCTCGTCTGTCAGTTCATTCATTTCTTCAATCTTCATTTGACACCTCGATTCTCATCTGATCTCCGTCATCATCTTTTTTCTTCCTTGGTCTGTAGCCACGCTTATTCTCGAACAACGCATCCATAGGATTCAGGTCGAAGAACTTGCAGTTATTCTGTCTTTTGATGTATTCTGTCGAGAACGTCCTGTGCTTTACTTCACAGTAGTTAGCGTCACCACAGACCATGAATGAGCAATAGCGACAGTACTTGTTCATCACAGATACTCCTTTACATCGCCCTGTATGCCAGCATCCTCATCTCCGAAATGCTTCTTCGTTACCGCAATCGGAAACTCTTCGATTTCTGATGCCCATCTAGCCGTTCCTGTTCCGTTGCATCTTTCCCAACACAAGGGGAATCCACCGATCCCATCGAACAGGCTGCCTAATGTAGCAGGACGCTCATACTGTGCCGATATCTTCCTTAATAGGTGAAACCAATAGGGAAGTGCGATGCTATTACCGAGCGCCTTGTATCGAGCGGAGTCGGAGCATTTCTTCCGCTTTCCGTTCTCGTCCTTGTAGAAATACTGCATCTCCTTGTGCGTTCCAACGAATTCCTTGCTGATCTCATTCCCATCATCGTCATATGTAATCTTGTAGTCTTTCACCTCGACCATTTCAGGATATCCAACAATCGTCCATCCGTCTGGATACCCCTGGAGTCTTTCGCATTCGAGTTTAAAGAGGAGTAAGTCTTCTTACTACTGTACTTACGTCCTTCATTCCATCACCCCCTTCTTGCCCATTAACGGGTTTCCGTATTTCTTGAATCTGATATAGTGTTTGTTGCAGAGTCCATAGCCCTTTACCTTCTCTCCACATATCGAACACTTCTTCACAGGATTGTGGATGCGATAGTGGCATTTCCGGCATAGTCTCTGCAAGTTTGACAAATCGTTGTTTTGTGGATTCCCATCTATATGGTGTACATCCACGTTCTGATCGCTTCCGCATATCTCGCAGCAACCATCCGGCAACAAGTTCCGGGCATGGTAATGTAGTGTCATCCAACTCGTTCCATGCTTCGGCTTCTCCCTGAATGCCTTTTTCATGCATTCCCTGTCGCAATACTTCTGCTTGTTGTAGTGCAACCATGATTGCAGTTGCCCATTCTTCAACCGCTTCCTTTCCATAGCTTTCCCACAATAAGCACAATAACGTGTCTTGTGTTCTTGCATTGATTCTCTCTCCTATTACGCAATTAAAGTTTTCCTTGTCCGGCATCCTCTGACCACCGTTCGCATTGTTCTTCGTCAATGTTGGCGAGATCTGTGTGCCATCCCAATTCATGTTATTGATTTCCGAATCATCTGAAGTATTATCATTTGGTCGTGCATACAGTTCAGCGTCTTGCATATTTCCTTCTCCATTGCAATCGCTTCGTGTACTTGTCCGTTTCCTATGCATATCGCCACCCCCCCTACTATGTACATGTCATTCGCTGCTTCCTGTGTTCCTAACTTCTGATATCCGCTTGCCATCAAGCTTCCTGTTGTTTTCTGATACGTCATATGTTTATTTCCTTTGAAGCAAGTACCCTTGCTGATATCCACCGCCACCACATCCTCTAATCGTTGGATAGATCCCAATGCTGTCTGTCACTTGATTCCCTTGTGAGTCCCAAGGATTCAGTATTATCACTTTCTGATACGTCATATATCACCACCATCGGTTCTTTGTAATCTCGTTGTCGCATAGTGAATGCTATCTCCCCAACACTTGCTTTCGGTGTCATCTCGTTCACCATGACCCCTAATAACGATATACTCACGTTCTATACCTTGCCTTTCAAGTGCATCCTTCAAAACATCCGGCAACTTCTTTCCTCTCCTGTTCGCTCTCTTCAGAATCCCCTTGCAAGCTTTCGGAGAGAGATTGTACTTCTTCTCCGCATTCGGTTCGAGAATTTCCGACAGAATCGTCTTGTTCATCTCTCTCGGACATTCTGATGTATTCAGGGTCAAACAGGATTTCTCCGGCTGTGTATCCGTTGAAGTCACACAATAAAGCGATACGTTTTCTACGCTGCGGAACTCCCCAATGCTGGGCATCGTGTATCTTCCAGGCAATTGAATACCCATCTCCCACGATGCTTCCGCAGTTGCTCCATCCTTCTTTCGGAGGTCCAGGGATAACGGCATCTTCTTGGACGATGCGCGCCGTTTCTTCGAGGACGCATCTGAAGTCTTCTCCTTTGTTTGAGGACAAGGCTCCTGGTACGTTTTCCCAGACCATGTATCGAGGTCGAACAGACTTACCTGTCCTGCCATTTGCTCGGTCATTCTCTCTCATCTCCTTTATGATTCTTATCTGCTCCATGAACAGACCGCTTCTAGTCGTTTCTTCGTCACCTTTTGCCGTGTGCTGCAATCCCTTACGCAACCCAGACACGCTTAAATCCTGGCTAACAAGGTGAGCCAGCCGTAATGCAATCGACAGGCTCGATTTCATAACCGCTGATTTTGGTAATGTCTCCCAAATGCTTCACCTCAAATCACCCCCTTCTCTTTCATCTATCACACCTACAAGGAAGAAGAACAATGCGAGTGCTACGCACACGATCATCGTTACCGCACCTACCATCCCAAGGATTATCTTCATTCCTCATCACCATCCTTTCAGTAATAGATCGGTATCATATTGATGCCACCATCCGGCTTTGGAATATACATGAAGTGGAGCGATGGCTCATCCGTTGAGTTGTCATTAGACTCCTCATACGCTTCTTCACATCCTGACAGCAAAAGCATTGTCAGAAGCAACGCAACCACTATCAGCTTCTTCATTCCTCATCACCATCCTCTTCCTTGAATTCACACTTGCCCCACACTTCCTCGAAGCAAGCCGGATGCAGGTCAACCTTCCTCATGTTCCCTTCTCTTCCTCTGCGGAATGTCAGAGCCACCTCACAGAACTTTCCGTGGATCTCTTCACCGCAGTATGCACAGACTCTTTCTCTCATTTGACCACCACCTTTGCAACTATTGGGAAGACCTGGTCATTCATCTCGTTCGTGGAGAGTTTGTAAATTCTTCCATCCTCAAGGTCTACCGCATAAGCGAAGTCGTGATATGCCTTCATGAAGATTGAACCGTTCTTCATGAAGCATTGACCGCAACTGATATCGCTAATAGGCTTCGTCACATCGCTCTTGTATACAACCTTCATCCAATCACCGCCTTTGCATCGAGGACGATAACGTCCGTAGTTACATCTAATCCATCCGTGTAACCGTCAGTAAGCCGTATGGCACTAACGTAATCACATCCGTGTTTTTCGTTACGGTATCTGTCTCCGATAATCCATGGTTCACCGTTGTGTGACCTTTTTACAACGCTACCTCTTTGAACACTTCCTGCTTTATCCCACGTATATTCTTTGTACTCAACCTTCATATCTTCACCTCTATCTCGTCATCATTTCGCAGAATCGTTTCAAGTCGTTAAGTGCTTCAATGTCAATCTCTTCCCAATCTGTTCCGCTGTTATAAATTCCTGTAACGAAATACTTGATTTCGCCATTCACATATATAACTGCACCAATATTTTCCGTCTTGTGGTCTATGTCATAATAGCCATCATCACTTTTTCTAATCATGAATTGTTCTGCCATCGACAACAATTCAAGTTTGTCATTTATCATCTCTCCACCTCTCAATCTGCGTAAGGCACAACCTTCTCGAACTTCCACGATGTCGGTGTGTACCGATACAACTCCACATAGCCTTTGAAGTAGTCGTTCCATATGAATGATTCATCGTGCAGCTTGCTGTCGTAGAACTGTTTTCTCAAAGGAACTGTGCTTCCACCGATGAGATTCTCTCTGCACCATGCAAGCATCTCATCGAACTCCATCTCTTCGTCTGTGTCTATCATCCATACATCGTAGGAGTCTCCGTATGGTCTGTACTGACCATGATGTGTCTGTGTAGCTTTAATCATCGGTTCTTTTCTATCTTCCATGTGTTTTTCCTTTCTTATAAATGTCTTCCGACTTCCAAATACTCTTCCCAATCCATAGACCGAAAAATGATTTTATTGTTTGTGTACCTCTGAAGCCACTTTGTTTTCTTCGGTGCTTTTGGTTTGTTGTAGACCATCACGAATGGGTCGAATCCTAATTCTTTAAGTTTCTCTACTCGGAAAAGATCCTGTTCATGGGTCGTATTAAAGTTAGTTAAGACGTACACCCCCCCCAATCTTCCGTGGCTTCTCGTCTTTGCATTTTTCTTCCAAAGTTCAATGCCTCGAAGAACTTGCTCTGACTGTTCCATGAAATCCCATGCGAAGTGAATGTTCTTCACTTTGATTTTGTCTATGAGTTCGATATTCTCCTTCGTCAGAAGTCTTATGTCCAATCCTTGATTGAAGTTCACCCACGCACCGCAATCCACAAGTTGCATGAGCAATCTTTCGTGCTCCTTGCAAGCCAAGATGTTTGGATCGAGCAATTCTATGTTCTTCTGTCCAGAATAGAATTCATCAAGGTCTGCAACGTGAACGCTCTTTCGTCCTTCCTTGGATGAAACGATGCAGAATTCACAGGATCTCGGACACCCCCTTGTGAGAAAGCCGTAAGCCGTATCTGTAATCCCATAGAGCGAGTAATCCGGCATGAAATGCTCAACTTCCTCGTCAAGTTTATTGTCAAGGTCATATCCTGTACCGCCTTTAATCACCTTGTCTGCCATCACTACGAACTCGTTATCCTTGCTATACGTTTCATCAAACACCTTACTCTGATAAACGAGATCGTAATGTTTAAGACCGTTCCACCATTCGACATTGTCTCCGTGTGCCTTGTGCCATGCCGACAGCTTCATCAGAGCCAAGTTTGGGAAGTTGTGAGAATCGACATCAATCAACCCAATATCCATTCATATTTCCTTTCTAAAATTTCAGAGTTTTAAGCGTGGTCATGTAATTTATCGACTTCGCTATAAAAATCGCTACAAATTGAATCTGACGCTGTGTAGACGCATCTCTGCATCACACCTTGACCTATCTCCGACCGATGGCTTTAACCACTCTTTCGTGCTTTTCTGCTTCGTAGGACTTGTGGTCATAGAATTTCTTCCTCTCGGCATCCTCTTCTGCCTTGACTTTGTCATGCTCTCTCTTCCATTCGAGATAGTATTCGCACTCTGCATGGCAACCTGGATACCGAGATTCACAGTTAAAACATCTTTTCTCTTTCATATCCCTAACTTTTCAGCGAGATCAGTTGTTAGCTGTTTCACCTTTTCGGCTCTCGCTGAATCAATCTGTTCTTTCATATCGCTTGGGAGCAGTTCATCTGTGCTGTGTTTTTCTTGGAGTTGTTCGTATATCATCCTGAAGTTCGCACGAAGCGAAGGAACATCGTCCATTTCCGTTGCACAGATGGTCTGCCACCCAAGCCTTTTAGCTACTGTTCTTGTAATATCGTCCATGCTCTCAAGAGCATCTGCTTCGTTGCAGTATCCGTATCTGCCTATTGCTCGTCTTACTTGCTCCCATCCGTCTGACCATGACTTCTCCGGCTCTGTGATGCTGACCGCAGACTCACGAATCTCTGCGATGGTCGGTGACCACTTGCTTGTGAGAGAGTGTTTCATCACCGCCATCATCGCAAGATTGAAGTCAAGGTCTTCTAATGCCTCGTACCACAGAGTCATAGCCTCTTTGGTCGGCAACACCTTTTCTCTTGGGAAGTAGCTTTTGATGCAATCTGCTAATACGGTGAACTCTTGCTTATTCATTTGCCCACTCCTTTGTCATCTCATAGAAGCTGTTCAGCTCATCCGCACCTTTGGATTGCCCTTGATGTCTACTCTGCTTCTTCTTCTCTCGTTCATCTTTTCTTGCCCATGAGAGGATGGTCGCATAATGTGACTTGTACCTCTTGCCCTTCTGCTTCATGTACGCTGACAAGTCTTCGATTCTGTCTTGGTAATCCATCGGAAAGCGTTCGACCAGTTTTTCGTATTCAGCGTCGGTCAGGATGACGTTCATAAATTCTCCGTAGCGTTCAGCGGAAGGAGTATATATACTCTTACCTATACTATCCTTACCTAACTCTATCTCTAACTCTGTGTCTCCATTTTGGAGACATTTTGGAGACAATGTTGAAATTTCAACGTCTTTGACGTATTCGCCGTTCTCACCGTACCGAAGCTGCGCTTTTTCCGCTTTGCAGTCAGTTTCCTTGTATCTGTCCGACTTTATGTAGTTGTGAATCTTCCAATGACAGATGACGATCACACCAGTTTCAAACGGAATCACATACTTCTTCATCACAAGGATGTTCATGTCATCGTTAGATGAATTCGTCTGCCTCATGATGGATCTCGGATTGTTCACGAATCCATCATCATCGGCATACATATTCAGAGTGAAGTACAGGCATCTCGCTGTGGCAGGCATGTCAAGGAAGTCATCTGATGTTATGATCGTTCTGTCAAACATTCTCTTTTTAGCCATCCCACCTACGCCTCTCTTCCAATGCGTACCATTTAGTCCTGTCGAGTCTGTTTCCGTTCAAGTCTCTTGTGAGCAAGACACCTTTTCGCAACAGATTGTTAATCGCTTTTCGCATCTGCTTTGTAGTCGCATATGGGAATTCAATGCAGAGTTCTCTTACGCTGATCTTTCTCCATCTTTTTCCGTCAACAAATATCGCATCATCATCCCATGCATATCCTCTGAAGAACTCCACCAAAACAGCTTCAAGAAGTCCGTATTTTTCTGCTATTCTTGGTTCGAAACAATGTTGCAATTCATCACCCCCTAATCCATTCCATCTATGACCGCATCGAGGTCGATGCCATGCTCTTTGGCTTCTTTCTCAAGGAAATCATCGAACTCTTCCAACGCTTTCGTTGCACCTTCGGCATCGTCCACATAAGCCAACTTGCCTACTGTGGTTATCATGAGGTCTGCCACCTCTTCCGGCACTTCGTCGCAGAGTGATCTCCTGAAAGAACGAATCACGGACGCTACCTCTTCCATGTCTTCGAGGATGTTATCGTTCCTGTGCATGATGACTCTGACTCCTTCGCTGATTCCATCTGTGTCTCTGAATGCTACTATCATTCAAATGCTCCTTTCGCTTTGTTCCACCAACTCTTTATCTCTTTCCTCGTCTTGACTATCAGCTTGACGAGGTCTTCTATCTCTCCGTCTATCTCGGCTTTCTTTAGCGTCTGCTCAAAGTAGGAATCCATGAGGCTGACCAGGTCGCTGTGATAACCGCTCAAGCGTTTCCTGTACACCTCGTCTTCTCCCTTCTTGTTCTTCCTCGGTGTCTCGCTGACTATCCAATAGCCGTAGCCGTTGCCGATGATGTACTTCTTGCCGGAGAGATGTATCCGAAAATTAAACTTCTCTTTCTCTGCCATCGTTTCCCTTTCCTTCTGCTTCAACTTCTTCCTGTATCATGTGCATGATTCGCACACCGTCCATGTCGCTATAGTCGAGGAACTCCTCTGTATGGAAGAACCATTCACAGCTTTTCAGCATCTGCTCTGTCCTGTAGCCACGCTCTGCATACAGGCGGTACGGCTGGAACCGCTTCCGCAGCTTCACCTTCTTGTCATTGAGGAAGTCAAACATCTTGGTGTTCCCTTTGCGTGAAGCGACCTGTTTCCTCGCATATATCCAGTTGCGTATCTTCACATATTGCTTCCTTCGAGCCATGCATAATTTGTAGAATTCACCGTCATCACGCATCTTCCGAAGGCAATCTCTGTAGTCGATCACGCATTGTGTCACGACCGCAAGACCGAGTCCCTTGAAAGCGTTGTTCGTACCGTCCATTTGCTCCTTGCCATCGTCAGGCGCAAACATCGGACAGTTTACTACCGTGTAACACGAATCTCTTTTTATCGACTCCTCACGATCAACGTTCCTTATAGCTGTCCAACCTTCTACTGGTTTTCCTGCTATCGACCATGTGCAACCGTTCTTTCTAGTCGGGACAGCGTTCCTGCACTTCCAACAAAGAGTATCTATTTCTTTGTGTGTCTCTGCTTTGTTGCTCATTTCATTTACCCCCTAGAAAGGAACATCGTCCGAACACAACAGCTTCTCGAACCCTTCCTGCTGTGCCACCTCTTCCGTGGTCTGCTTGGGAGCATCGCCGTTTGGCAGGAACTCCACTTCATCTGCGATGATGTCGGTTGTGTAGACTTTCGATCCGTCACTCTTCTCATAGCTGCCTGTCTGAATCCGACCTCTGACGATGACCTTTCTGCCTTTAGCAAGGTATCTGTCGCAGTTCGTGGCGGTTTTTCCAAAGGTGATAATGTGAAGGAAGGATGCCTGTTTGTTCTCGCCCCACGAATTATTCACGGCAAGTCTGAACGTACACATCTCCTTGCCACCCTGTGTTGCCTTGATGGACGGATCTGATGCCAAATTTCCACTCAACAAAACACAATTCATTAATTGCCCCCTTTCATCATCTGACGCTTCTTGTCAATCATCTGCATAGCTTTCTCATACTGTGACTCGAACATCTCATCCACACTCTTCACTTGGAACAAGGACAGGAATGCCGGAACATTCGCATCTGTTTCTTCGAGTCCATCCTTGATGTCCTGTGCGTGTTCCTCTGTGATTCTCTGCTCCGACTTATGGACAGGCTGCGGAGAATCCACCTCGCTGTCTATCATCTCTTCTGTCGGAATGCAGAAGACTTGGAAACAAGCATATTTGAATCCCACGCTCAATGCCTTGTTGGTCGCTTTGTCACCGCTGTCCATTCCTTCGCCAACGACTACCGACTCGACATAAGAGCCATCTTCCGCATAGAATTTGTAAGAGATTTTCAGAACGGAGTAGATCAGAAGTCCACCCTTTGAGGTTCTGCGTTCCTCTCTCGTCTGCTCGATGACCGATGGAACAACGAAGATTCCATGCTTTATCATCGCTGGCTGAAGAGCGTTCATCACGGCATCAATGCCCCGATATTTGTATCCTTGCTGTGGGTTCTTGCTGTCCTTGCCGACAGCCCCAACGTCCTTCATTACATTGGCGATTGCCTTGTAGATTTTTGCTTCTGCCATGTCTTCCCCTTTCTAATCAGCGAATTTGTAAGTTGTTCTTGTCAACGAGGACGCATCCAGGTACCTTCTCGCCGTTCTTCAACAGCTTCTTGATCTCCGTCTTCTGCGGTTTCTTTTCTGTCTTGAAGATGCAGTATTCGTCCGGCACAAGGTCTTCGTTGACGATATCCACGCTCTGCGATGTCCTGTAGCCGAACTTCACCTCTGCGAATTCCTTCGGCTTACCTTCGAGAGCATAGTCTGCGTAGTCCATCGCTCTTGCTACGGAGTTCAGCACCGCCTGTCTGCGCTTCTTCAGAGCATCAATCTCGTTGCTCAAGGCATCTGCGAATGCCATCCTGTTCTTGATGAACAGCCCTGTATTCTTGATTTTCTCGTCCTTGTCAGCTTCAAGCTGCTCAAGCTGTGCGAGTGCTTCTTCGTTGACCTCGCCTGTGTCCTCGTCAATCATGCTGTCCAACAGGCTCTCGATCTGTGCGTTCATTTCATAAATGTTTGCCATTATTTCTCCTTTCATATGATTGTGTTGGGATGACCATCGAAGTCATCTGTCTGTTCTGTAGAGAGAAGGTGCGTTTTGTAGATTCCCATGATTCTTCTAGCGAAGTTGATTTCTTCAACGACCCTGTCTGACACCGCCTTTGCGTGGTAGTGCTTGTCGATGACTTCCATTAAATCTTCGATGACGTTAAGTCTGCCGTTCATATGTTCTATCAACTCTTCCATCGAAGTCTTGCTGACCGTGTCACTCATTTCCGTACTCCTCTCCATACCCATCTCTGATTCTGTCGAAGTCCTTCTCCGATATGGATGCTCCCTCTTCTGCCGGAGCATCGGTCGGTGCGATGATAATTTCATCGAGATCGTCCCACTTTGGCTGTTTCCAAATCATGCTCATGCTCCTTCCATGTCGATAAAATATCGTGCGTGTTGTCCTCGCCTGTTCTTGTTGTCTTCCATGTATGTCACGATCTTGATTCCGTCATCACGCAAGTCCTTGATTCTTGCCGAAAGCCTGTAGCACTTGAAATGCTCCACCGCATCTTCCTGTGTGATGCCCCTGTGCGTCTTCATGTAGTTCAGCACCTGCATCTTCTGACTATCGCTCATAACTTTGTCCTTTCTTCCGTTCCACATAGCATTCAAGGTCTGCCGGAACGATGTACCATCTGTTCCCTCTTCTGATGGATGGAATCTCACCTTCACGAAGGAGCCTGTACATCTCTGCCGTAGAACAGGCGAGTTTGTGCCTTGCCTCTGATGGCTTTAGTAGTCTCTCCATGCTTACTCCTTTCGTTATTTCAACTTGATGTCCAAGGCTTTGGCTATCTCTTGCATCGCTCCTGGTGACAGCTTCTCGCCGTTGTACAACATCGTTCGTAATGTGCCGAGCGTATATTTCGTATGCTCTGCGAGGTCTGCATACGACCAGTTGCGTAATGTTAGCTCTTTCTTCACTTCAGCCTTGAATTTGAGCTTATCCATAGGCATCTCCTTTCCCCAAAGTGTTGACATTACTCAACCGAAGTGCTATCATTTTCATACCAAAGAAATGTAGCTTCGTGGTTGAATATCAACCGATGGTTTTGTTTTATCAACTGTCAACATCATACCATCTCGGTTGAGTATTGTCAACCATAAAGTTGATTATTGAGTTGATTTTTTTATGAGGTGGCGAGATGCTTACAGTTTCAATGAATATCAAGACTTTGCTTCAGCATTTCGGAGTAACGAATGCCTCAATAGCCAAAAGGATAGGAGTTGATAAATCAACTTTGACGAGATGGTTCACATCAGACAGTTCACCGAGATCAGAATCTGTAAAAGCTATTGCAGACATCTTCGACATCCCTGTTTCGATGCTCTATGAAGTTCCTGTTGAGTTTGAAAAGGACATCGAGTTGATTAAGAAGCCCGAAACCGTGTATGAAGTGTCGGCAGGATATGGAAGAATCAACGACAACTACGAAAAGTCTGATGAATATTCGACCGTTCGTATTAATGGTGATTCCATGCTCCCTTCGCTTCACGACGGTGACCTGGTTCGTGTCCATCACATTACAGATGACATATCAGCCAAGGATTTCACAGTAGTCAAAATCAACGGAAACGAATCAATTATCAAGCATGTTGAGATCACGAAGGACGGATTGTGGGTTCGATCAGAAAACGAATGCTATGATGATGTGTTCTATACTATGCAGGAATGTCTGACGATTCCTGTGACCATCATAGGCAAGGCAGAGTCCATCATAGAGAGGAAACTCTGATGGCTACGAAGAAGAATGTTAAGGTAGGCAACAGAGAATACTTCCGCATAAGACGGACAATAGACGGAAAGCAGAAGTCCTTCTATGGTTCCTCGAAGGGAGATGCCGAGAATAAGTACAAAAGGTTCCTCGAAGAACAGGCAGAACGGAAAGTAGCGAGGAAGACGGAGCATTTGACAGCGACTATCCATGACAGAGCCAAAGAGTACATCGAGAACTCCCTGTCCGTGTCACAGAAGTATGCAAGAGGTACAAAGGTCAGTTATAGATCAGCATACAACGTCCATGTCAAAGGCAGCGAACTCGACAGGATGGTTGCATCGGATGTCAGAGCGAAAGACATACAGAGGTTTTACAATGACCTCGACATATCATCGCAAGGCTTGAGCCAGGTAAACAAATTCCTGTCAGCGTTTTGGAAGTGGATGGTGCTGAACCAGTATGCTGACGATGTGTTTCGTGCAGTAGAGTTGCCATTGAAGCCGGACAATTCACGGAATGATGGCATAGTGATATGGACGGACGATGAAGTGTCAGCTATACTCGGTGGCATAGATGCTGTTAGACAGCCCTGTAAGCCGTTTAGAGCGAGTTTTATCGTTAAGGTGTTACTTTATACAGGGATGCGTATTGGCGAGGCTCTATCGCTGAAGTATTCTGATGTGCGAGCTGGCATGATTCACATAGAGCGTCAGCTTTATCTTGGAGAGATTAAACCGCCGAAGTACAACTCTGCTCGGATCGTTCCTCTGCATGATGCTCTTGTAGTTCCACTTGCGGAGCATCGTGAGTGGCATCGAAGAGAGATGGAGCGCAGAGAGTATCTTACCGATTATGTCTTCACCACGAAGAACGGAACGCTCTATGAGCCGACTAATATAAGGAAGTTACTGAATACATACTACGACAAGATAGGTGTACCGAAAAAAAGCATACACACATACAGACACACCTTCTGCACACATCTTTGTCGGTGCGATGTACCTTTGGAAGTGGCATCGAAACTCCTTGGTCACAAGTCGCTTGAAGTGACCGCTCGGCACTATCAGCTAATAAAAAATGACACACTTGAAGATGCCATCGGTAAGCTGGTTTACAATCTGTGATGTTTGGTTTACAATCGTAGGGGATAATAAATGGTGACGGATTGCTGAAACCGTTGAAATTTCAATGGTCTACTTTTACATAATAGTAAATGATAATGATGACGCAGAAGCAAGTAATTGCAACGGAAAGAAGGCTCGGAAACATTGAAATTCCAAGCCTTCTTCCACTATGCATCTCTTCTTAATTCTTCTTACTTATTCTGACATATTCTATCAATCACCACCAAAAGTGGCTATTGATGGGTTACAGATTCCTGTTACTTGATTGGCTTATCAAGAATAATCTCATGCATTCGGTCACCAGTAGAGTTCAGACCGAGAGAATGGTATGCCTTGTACAAGTAGTTGTGATTGTCGAGTTCGTTCCTCGTCAGAACGTCCTTGTCCATCAGCTTTTCGCAGTTGCCAAAGTATGCGTTGTGGGCAAGTGCTTCCAAAACAAATCGGAGCTTGTTCTGTTCTTCTGTCTCCTTGTCCTTCTTGGCATAGTGGCGAGTTACGATGATACTTACCAATGTGGTCAATGCTCCTGAACCAAGCACCGCCACTACTATTGTTACAATGATTTCACTTGTTGTCATATCTTCACCGCCTTTGCTCTTTCGAGGCATTCCTTACCCATTGTTTTTTCTCCTATACACGCAAAATTTCTTGTGGCTGTCTTTTATCTGCTTCTCATACTTCTGCACATGAGGATAGGTCTTGCCATTGTACTGTGCCTGTGCGATACGATGTGCCTTGAGGAAGATGCTGATGTGACCGCCACCGCCTTTGTACAGTTCGTAGATGATGTCACCTGGTAGCATCTCTTCCTGTGTCGGATTGTTGATGACCTTGTACTTGTCCTTGTTCTTCGCCATGTGCGGTTCGACCTCGTCAAGTCCTCTTGGGAAGCTGGGGTCAACACCGCTTGCTCTCATGACAGTTCCAACGAAGACATCACACGATGCTCCGGCTCTTGGCTGTTTGCCCCACTTCTTGCGCTCCGACATGGGATAGGCTTCGTTCAGGTCTTCCTTGTAGGCTTCTTTCGGCTTGCCATCGGGATATGCGTAGGTGTCCTTCGGTGTGCCGTAAGCCCAAGCGCATCTCTTCGCCTCTTCGACTATCTTCTCTGCGTTAGTCTTTGCCTTAGCCTTAGTGTCCTGCTTCCCGAAGTAATTCTTGTCAAGCTTTCCGTTGGTGGACGTATACTGCCATAAGTAATACTTGTACTTGTATTCACACTTGTTGCTGTACTGTGCCACCCAGATCTTTAGCTTCTTCCGAATGTCTGCCGGGAAGTAGTTGTTAAAGAAGGACAGATTCGCATAGACCATTGGCTCATATCCAGCAGCCTTGATTACGTCCGTAAAGGCATAAGCGATGGCTCCCATCTTCGTCTTGCCAAGCTTCTTTGCCACCTTTGCCGTGAATCTGGGATCTCCGTCTACCGTCTTTACACCGAACTCCGTATCAATGGCAACCGGCAGATCTATGTGCTCCATGTACGGCTCGATGGTCTGTAAGCAGAACTTTGCTTCCTTCTTCGATTCGGTCGTTGAAAGTGCCGAAGAGAAGTGATATATGCCAATATGCATCCCGGCTTTGATGGCATGTTTAATATTATTGGCGAAATGCGCATCCACCCGCAGCCCGAAGAAAGCGCACTTCGTATAACTGGACCGCAGGATCACACAGTTGATGCCCTTCTTTTTCAGACCCTTGAAATAATCGACGGACAAAGCTCCCTGATGATCGGACAGGTCATAACATTGGTCACCTTCCGTAGGAACGTACAGTTTCGGCGGTTTTTTTG